AATCAAAGCAGTACAAGAGATAGACAAACGTTTAAGAGACGTGGAAGACAAGTTGGCAGAGTAAAAGAAGTTTCATACATTACAACATTATGCGAAGAGTTTTGATTGGTACACCATCTTACGATGGACGAATAGATGTTTGGTTCGCCAACTCCCTAATAGCCACTGTAAAAGAAGCCGAAAAGAAAGGCATCTTTGTACATGCTATATACACTAGTTACGATTCGTTAATTCAACGAGCACGTAACTCCCTAGTTAAACTAGCCCTAGACGGTAAATACGATGACATATTCTTTATCGACTCAGATACAGAATGGGAACCAGAATGGTTCTTTCGTCTATTGGAACGTCCCGAACCTGTAGTAGGAGGAGCACTTATTAAGAAAACAGACAAAGAAGGCTACACAGTCAAACTCCTAGATAAACAACTTAAATTTTCTGAGGACAAGAAGCTCATCCAAGCAGACGGAGTTGGTACTGGATTCCTTAAAGTATCCAGATTCGCTCTAGAGAAACTTTGGCTAGCATCAGATCCGTATACTAGTGAAGGAGAAGAACATAGAATGGTGTTTGACATCAAGGTCGAGAACGGAGACCTAATCAGTGAGGACTATGTTTTGTGTAACAAATGGCAGAAACTAGGATACAAGGTATGGTTAGATCCTACCATTACCTGTAATCATATCGGTATCAAAAAGTTTAAAGGAGATTTAAATAAGTTTTTAGATAAACAGGAATATGTTCGATAAACCCAAAGGCGGAACCGAGCTAATGCATGATGAGCTCATGGCAAGACTTCCTGAAAATTACAAGGAAGTTTTCTCTATTTTTAATTATCTTCCTTACGCCGATTTTACAAAAAAGACCATTTACTGGAATCAGCTATCGTACGATCAGAATGCGATCGAACCGCTCAAAGATCCCGAAGTAATCAACAAGATCGATCACTTTGTCTTTGTAAGTCACTGGCAGGCAGAGATGTTTAGGAAGATGTTTAACATCCCGGGGTATAAAACCAGCGTAATTAAAAACGCACACACCGGAGTAGGTAAAAGACACGTTTCGGCCCGGGATACAGTCCGGCTGTGTTACACTTCTACTCCCTGGCGAGGGTTAGACGTACTGCTAAGAGCATGGGAGATCCTGCAACCTAAAAACTGCGAACTTCATATCTTTTCTAGCACTCAGATCTACGGTAAGGACTTTGCAGCAACGGCCGAAGACGGATATAAGCATCTATATGATAAATGCCAGGAGCTAGAAGGAGTTGTATACAGAGGCTCCATTCCAAACCAGGAGCTAAAAGCCGAACTTCCTACCTTCGATATCCTTGCCTACCCCAATACCTTTGAAGAAACTTCCTGTATTGCAGTGATTGAAGCACTAGCTACCGGCCTAAGGGTAGTAACCTCTAATCTAGGAGCATTACCAGAGACAACCGAAGGATGGGCTAGGATGTATACGTATAAGGTTGACGGAGAGACTCATGCACAGCATTTCTCTAAAGTTCTAGAACAGGAGATACTCTCTATTCGGCAAGGAAAACTCAATAATCACTTGCAGGAACAGATGCAGATCTATACCAACCGCTGGAGCTGGAATGAAAGAATTAACGAATGGATTAATTTGCTAGATGAACTTCAATAATATTAAAAAGCTAGTAGAGTATTCCAGCCCTAAAAGATGCCTGGATATTGGAGCTCACGTAGGGGAGTTTAGTGCCGATCTAAAAACGATAACACCCCAGTGCGAGATCATCGCTATTGAAGCTAACCCAAATTGCGAACCCTATCTTAATAAGAAAGGTTTGAGGTACGAGATGATTGGACTGGGTGCCGGACAAGGAACATTCAACCTTTTTATTGAAGCTGAAAACCCAATCGGTACTGGTGCTTCTTTCTACCGGGAAAACACCCAATGGTATGAAGGAGAAAAAGCAAAAACAATTGAAGTAGCAGTTGATTCTTTAGACAATCGTTCGTATTTTAAAGATGAAATCATCGATTTAGTAAAGATTGACGTTCAAGGAGCCGAGCTAGACATCCTGAACGGAGGTAGAGAAACCATCATGAGATCAAATTACGTGATTATGGAAGTTTCACTCCTTCAGTACAACATCGGTGCACCTTTGATGGATGCAATCGTTGCTAAAATGAAAGAATATTCCTTCCATATTGAAGATATACTGGAATATCAAAAACTTCAGGACGGAACTGTGTTCCAACTTGATGTGTTATTCAAGAACAAATATATTTATTAGAAATTAAATATCCTTAACCATGCCAGAACTAGGAATTCAAGAAACCCACACACCAGAGGAAGTAGCACAATCTATCTCTGCTGCTTTTGATTCAGTACACTTCATCAATACTATCCTTGACGAGACTGCAATGACAGAAGCCACTCAGGAAGATAAAGAAGCTACTGTTGAGCGTAATGTAGGTCACCTCAAGATCATGCTTGCAAAAGAATGGTTTACTGACGGCTGCACCGAAGCACAGCTCACCGACCTAAACGCAGCCGTAGCTGCAGGGGAGGAGTATATCGCCTAAGATATACTTCCTCTCTTTTAAAAGTTTTGTTTAAATACCGTTATGATAAAAAAAGTCTTTTATAATAGCTCTATGCCTAGAGCCGGATCTACTTTGATCCAAAATATCTTAGGACAAAATCCCGATCTATATACAACACCTACTTCAGGTGTTTTTGAGATGCTAGCAGCATCACGTACCATCTTCTCTGACGGTTTAGAGTTTAAAGCACAGGATGAGCAGCAGATGCTCACCGGCTTTAAAGGTTACCTCAAAGGAGCGCTATACGGATTTTATGAAGATCTGACCGACAAGCCTTACGTCGTTGATAAATGCAGAGGCTGGAATGCGGAATGGGAGTTTGTAAATGCTTTCGATCCTAATCCTAAGATGATCTGTATGATTAGAGACATTCGTGCGGTTTATGCCTCGCTAGAAAAGAAGTACAGAAAGCATCCATTAATCGATCATCACATCGCTAACTGGGGTAACCTAACAGGTACTACCACAGACAAGAGAATTGAGGTATGGTCAGCCAATCCTCCTATCGGACCTTCGATGGACCGGATCTATCAGGTACTGGTACAGGGTCTACACAAGAATATCTTGTTTGTCAAGTTTGAGGACTTAGCCTCAAATCCGAACGAACAGATGGAGCGTATCTATGAATACCTTGAATTACCATACTACCAACATGATTTTAAAAACATCAAACAAATCACTCACGAGGATGATAAGTGGTACGGTATTTTTGGAGACCATATTATCCGTCAAGAACTTAAACCAGTACGAAACGATTTTGTTGACGTGTTAGGTCCTAACGCGGTTAAGTTGATCGAAAACCATTACGCTTGGTTCTTTAACGATTTTGGTTATGAGCTATGAGAGTAGGATATCAAACCCAAGTAGACAAACAATATAAGTCTATCCAAGCCGATGGACTCCAAGCATCACCAGTTTTAATATCAGTTGCGCAAAAAAAAGATAACATGGAAAAATATATAGTATGGCATATTGAAGGAGGTTTAGGCAAAAACGTAGCCGCTACAGCACTTCTACCTTCACTGGCTAAAACATACCCAGATAGAAAGATCGTAGTTGTGGCCTCGTACCCGGAAGTGTTTCTAAATCACCCGGATGTTTACCGTGTTTACAGAGTAGGTACGACTGCTTACTTCTACGAGGATTACATCCTGGGAAAAGACACACTCGTATTCAGACACGAGCCCTACTTCCAGACCGGACACATTCTTAAGCAGAAGCATCTGGTTGAGAACTGGGCCGAGTTGCTGGGGGTAGAATACAAGAAGCAGCTACCGCAAGTCCATATGAATATGGTACAGAAGAACTTCCAGTTTAGCTGGAAGAGAGATAAGCCGGTAATGCTGCTGCAGACTAACGGAGGTCTATTCTCCGGCCAGCAAATGGGCTATGCCTGGACCCGGGACATGCCTATTGAACTAGCAGCCTGGATTGCTGAAAAGTTTGTAAAAGACTACCACATCATTCAGTTAACCCGGGAAGGAACCCCGGTTCTAGAAGGAGTAGAGGTTGTAAACTTTGCTATGACTAACATGGAGATGTTTGCTCTAGTGCAGGCTTCAGAAAAGCGAGTATTAATCGATTCTAGCATCCAGCACGTAGCTGCAGGTCTTAACAAACCTTCAACGGTATTATGGGTCGGAACTGCACCTGAGAATTTCGGGTACGATATGCATACCAATGTTAAGTCCTTACCTCCTAAAGGTACTACTAAGCTCATTGACGCTTACCTGTTTGATGCTTCATTTGAAGGAGTACCTCACGAATGTCCGTATAACGATATTCAAGAGATGTTTGATCTTCAAAAGCTAGAGCAGGCTCTAAAAAAGAAGTAAGGTGGTGCTCGCCTGCTATTTATAAAGAAATAGTATGAGTTTACACCACAATCCTAGACTTAACACAGCCGGGCTTATTGTAGCACTAGATGCTGCGGATATAAAGTTGCATAAAATCAATTTTCTTAGTATATTAGCATTGTAATTACACTAACAATTAAAACGTTTTAACAATGGCAGTAACAGCTACAGTTGAGAAGTTCGGAATGACCTTTTCCGAAGCTTACCACAAGGTAACTCGCCTCACATACGAGTCTACCGACCAAAAGACCTATGTATACGCTGCACCCGCAGAACCCTCAGTAGATGCTGATGGCAATCCCGTTCCTCCGATGCCTACCCCTCCGACCGAGGCTTGGGTTAAGAAGAACTTCTGCCACTACGAAGTAGCTACCTACGCATCTGAGGAAACTCGTGAGGCGCACGCTGAACCTATCTACCGCACGCACTTTAGCTTTGAGCCCGTGCTCGATGCTGAATCTGCGGACATCATCGTACAAGCCTACGACCACCTCAAGGCTCAGGCTGGCTACGAAGACGCTGTAGACTGCTAATCGATTAATAATTAACTTAAATAAAATCAAATATGGCACAGATTTCTGAAGATCAATTGAATAAAGCCCGCGAAATTCGCGCGAAGCAACAGCAAATCCAAATGGAGCTAGGAGCTCTTTACGTAAGCGAGAAAGACATCGCCACACGTCAAGATACTCTCGTAGCCGAACTCCGCAAGAGCGGTGAAGAGATTCAGTCTTTGATGGCTGAGCTTGCTGAAGTTCACGGACATGGAACTCTGAATCTTGAGACTGGTGAGTTCACAGTACAAGATGAAGACTCTAAAGAATCTCCTTTGCGGGTTGTAAAACCTGAGTAGTAATCATGACGAAGCTGATAAGAAAAATAAGTATCGGCAGAGATTATAAAAACGATGCAATGCACTACTCCATAGGCCAAGATGTCTATGGGGGGCATTGTATCTGTAGTATAATAGAAGAAGATAATAAATTCACTATATACATACAAAAAAACGAAGAAGTTATACCTTGGAAAGATTTCAACAAAAACATGGGTATAGCTGTTGAGTATAATCTTGAGTACTGATATGAGATCAATATTCAACTTTGTTGTTAGGCCAAAAGATTCTAGAAACGCAAATAAAAAAAACGTTGATGGGACTGAACTAATATTAAACACTGACTTGCAAGACCACAAATACGTTAGTAGAGTTGGTGTTGTCGTTGGTGTTCCAAGTATTGGTTGTTTTGGCATAGAACCAGGTGAAGAAATAATTGTTCATCATAATGTCTTTAGAAGATTTTATGACATACGAGGTGTTGAAAAAAATAGTAGTGCATACTTTGCTGATGACGTTTTTATCGTTAGTCCAGATCAAGTATTTATGCATAGACAGCCGGGTGGAAAGTGGTATCCTGTTGATGGCTACTGTTTTGTAAAGCCAGTTGAGTCTGACGATATTTGGTCAGAAGAAAAGGAAAAACAATTGATTGGTGTTTTAAAACATCTAGATTCTAAACTTGAATTACTAGGTTTTAATAATGACGATTTAGTTGGCTTTTGCCCAAGGAGTGAATATGAATTCATAATAGACGGCGAGAGAATGTATAGAGTAGATTCAGACTCAATAGCTATAAACTATGGATATTCAGGAAACGAAAAAGAGTATAATCCAAGCTGGGCATAAGGCTGTAGAAGAACTCATAAAGGTTGCGCAAGAAAAAATCATCACAAATACAGAAGACGATGTGTCTGCTGATAGATTAAAAAATGCTGCTGCGACTAAGAAACTAGCTATATTTGACGCTTTTGAAATCCTATCAAGGATTCAAGAAGAGCAAGCTAGATTAGAAGACAGACCAGTAGAAAGAGAAGATAAGCAAGCGTTTAAGGGATTCGCTGAGCGTAGATCAAAATAATGTACGAACAAACTTTATATAGAGTAGTAGAACCTTTACGCATAAACACCGTAAAGAGACTAAACAAATCTAAGAGTTGGAAGTACGGCTATGACAAAGAGCACGATATTGTTGTCATAAGCAAAACCGGCGAAATAGGCGATATATATGAAATTCAAAATCTCAAGATCGCTTTACCAAAGACGCCGCAGAGTGTGCATGAGTTTGAATCAGGGCGTTGGGAAGTACAAGAGTATCCTAGACAGTTGCGGTCAATAAAGACTATATTTGATTGGCGGGACACGGATGATTCTTTTAAGGTTAAATGGGAACAGTACATAGACGAAGAGTTCAATAGAAGGGAAAACGGTTTCTGGTTTAAGAATAACGGCACAAAGACATATATAACAGGTACACACTATATGTACTTACAGTGGTCTAAGATTGATGTTGGTAATCCAGACTTTAGAGAGGCAAACAGACTTTTTTTTATTTTCTGGGAAGCTGTAAAAGCAGATAGTAGATGCTACGGAATGTGCTATCTAAAGAACAGACGTAGTGGTTTTTCATTTATGGCTAGCGGTGAGGTTGTTAATCAAGCAACTATAACATCGGATGCTAGATTTGGAATACTGTCTAAGACTGGTAACGATGCCAAAAAAATGTTCACAGACAAGGTTGTGCCTATATCTGTAAACTATCCTTTCTTTTTCAAGCCAATTCAAGATGGTATGGATAGACCTAAAACAGAATTAGCTTTTAGGGTTCCTGCGTCTAAACTAACCAGAAAGAGAATATCATCTGGTGATCAGAGAGAAGAACTAGAAGGTCTTGACACAACAATAGACTGGAAAAACACAGGTGATAACTCGTACGACGGTGAAAAGCTAAAACTACTTATTCACGACGAGAGTGGAAAATGGGAAAGACCTGACAATATTCTAAATAACTGGCGCGTAACTAAAACGTGTTTACGTCTTGGTAGTAGGATAGTTGGAAAGTGCATGATGGGTTCAACATCAAATTCTTTGGAAAAAGGAGGAGATAACTTTAAAAACCTATACTACGATTCAGACGTAACTCAGAGAAACAGAAACGGACAGACAAGGTCTGGACTTTATAGTTTGTTTATTCCAATGGAATGGAACTATGAGGGTTTTATAGATAAGTATGGTAATCCTGTTTTTGACACTCCAGAAGTAGCTGTAGAAGGTCCAGATGGACAATTAATATATGAAGGAGTAATACAGCACTGGGAAAACGAAGTAGACGGATTAAAGCATAGTCAAGATGCACTAAACGAATTTTACCGTCAGTTTCCAAGAACGGAGGAGCACGCGTTTAGGGATGAAATGAAAAATAGTCTATTTAATCTTGTTAAGATTTACGATCAAATAGACTACAACGAAGGACTTAGAAATTCTGGAGTCATAAGTGTTGGCAACTTCCAGTGGCGCAACGGAATACAAGATACTGAGGTTGTGTTTCATCCTGATCCTAATGGAAGATTTAAAATATCGTGGTTTCCACCTAAAAATCTTCAAAATAGTGTGATTGTAAAGAATGGGATGAAGTATCCTGGCAATGAACACTTAGGTGCATTTGGTTGTGACTCATATGATATATCTGGAACTGTTGACGGTAGAGGTTCAAAAGGAGCATTACACGGTTTAACGAAGTTCTCGATGGAAGATGTTCCACCATCAACGTTTTTTCTTGAATATATAGCTAGACCTCAAACTGCTGAAATATTCTTTGAGGATGTGTTGATGGCTATAGTTTTTTATGGTATGCCAATATTAGCAGAGAACGCTAAACCTAGATTACTGTACTACATAAGAAGAAGAGGTTATAGGGGTTTTTCAATGAATAGACCAGATAGAAGAAGTAATCAACTATCTGTTACAGAAAGAGAAATAGGTGGCATACCTAACTCTAGTGAAGATATGAAGCAGGCACACGCTGCCGCTATAGAGATGTATATAGAAAATTATGTCGGGTATAATCCAGATACCGATACACACGGTACGATGTACTTTAACACTACGCTCAACGACTGGGCTAAGTTTGACATAAATAAAAGAACAAAGCATGACGCTTCTATTAGTTCTGGTTTGGCTATAATGGCATGCAATAGGCATCTTTACGCGCCAACGAAGACAATAGAAAGAGATGTTGTAAGTTTAGGTCTAGCAAGATTTAAAAATTCAGGGTTTTCATCCGAAATAATAAAATAAAAAATGGCTGAATCAGTTGTAAAAAGTTACTTTCCTAGTCAAATAGCTAGCGATAGAGAAAAAGCCAGTTACGAGTATGGCTTAAACGTAGCTAAAGCTATAGAGCAAGAGTGGTTTAAAGTGGATTCTGGTGTAAACAGATTCTACAACAACCAAAATGCATTTCACAGCCTTAGACTTTACGCTAGAGGAGAGCAACCTATCCAAAAGTATAAAGACGAATTGGCTATCAATGGTGATTTGTCTTACTTGAATCTAGACTGGAAACCAGTTCCCATTATTCCTAAGTTTGTTGACATCGTAGTTAACGGAATAGCTGAAAGAACTTTTGAAATCAAAGCTTTTTCTCAAGACCCGTACGGCGTTTCTAAGAGAACAGCATATATGGAGTCTATTCTCAGAGACATGCAGACTAGGGAACTATCTGAGTTTGCACAAGAAGCATTTGGAGTAAACCTATTTGAGAACAATAAAGACGAACTTCCAGAAACCAAAGAAGAACTAGAAGTTCATATGCAGCTTAATTACAAGCAAGCAATAGAAATAGCTGCTGAACAAGCTATAAACACGATATTTGAAGGTAGTAAGTATGAGAACATAAAGAAAAGAATATACTACGACCTTACGGTCCTTGGCATTGGTGTTTCTAAAGACGTGTTTACTAAGAGTGAAGGAATCAAAGTTGAGTATGTAGATCCTGCAAACTTTATTTATTCATACACTGAGTCTCCATACTTTGAAGATATCTACTACGCTGGAGAAATAAAGTCTATACCCATCAACGAGCTTAAAAAGCAGTTTCCAGAACTTACTGATGATGACCTAAAAGAAATTATTGCTCAGGGTATACAAAACAACAGAGTTAGAAGTAGCGGCGTTAGCGGTCATAATGAGATCGACGCTAACACTGTTCAGATAATGTACTTCAACTTCAAGACTTACGCGAACGAAGTTTACAAGGTAAAAGAAACAGCTACTGGAGCAAGTAAGATTATAATTAAAGACGACGCATTTAATCCTCCTGCAGATATTGCTGAGCAGTTCTCTAAACTGTCAAGATCTCTTGAGGTTCTTTACGAAGGTGTTTTTGTTGTTGGTACAGAAAAACTCCTTAAATGGGAGATGGCCAAGAACGTGCTTAGACCAAAGAGCGATTACACGAAAGTCAAACTCAATTACAGCATCGTAGCTCCTAGAATGTATAAGGGTCGTATAGAGTCTCTAGTTTCGCGTATAACTGGATTCGCTGACATGATTCAATTGACACACCTTAAACTGCAACAGGTACTGTCTAGACTTGTTCCAGATGGCATCTATCTTGATGTTGATGGACTTGCTGAAATCGATCTTGGAAACGGAACCAACTACAACCCGCAGGAAGCGCTTAATATGTTCTTCCAAACCGGTAGTATCGTAGGTCGTTCATTTACGTCAGATGGCGATATGAACCCAGGTAAAGTTCCGATTCAAGAAATAACATCTGGATCTGGCGGAAATAAGATTCCTCAACTCATTAGTACGTATAATTATTACTTACAAATGATAAGAGACGTCACTGGCCTCAACGAAGCAAGAGATGGTTCTACTCCAGATGCTAAAGCTTTAGTTGGTGTTCAGAAGTTAGCTGCTGCAAATTCAAACACCGCAACCAGACATATTCTACAAGCTGGATTATTTATCACTTCTGACCTTGCCGAGAAAATAGCATTGAGAATATCAGACGTACTTGAGTACTCTCCTACTAGGGAAGCTTTTGTTCAGGCTATAGGTGCTCACAATGTAGCTACGATGGATGAGATTTCTAATCTACATTTGCATGACTTTGGTATCTTTATAGATATAATGCCAGACGCAGAAGAGAAACAAATGCTTGAGAATAACATTCAAGTTGCGCTAGCACAGCAGACTATAGACCTTGAAGATGCTATTGACATCAGAGAGGTTAAAAATATTAAGCTTGCTAACCAACTGTTGAAGATTAGAAGAAAGCGTAAACTTCAGCGCGATCAAATGATTACTCAGCAGAATATTCAAGCTCAAGCACAGGCCAATGCGCAAACACAACAAGCCGTAGCTATTGCAGAGTCTCAGAAGATACAAGTTGAAACTGGAAGTAAAATCCAACTTGAACAAATGAAGTCATCGCTTGCTTCTAAGAGATTAATGGAAGAAAAGCAGGCTAAGAAAGAGTTAATGCAATTTGAGTTTGAATTAAATATGAAACTCAAGCAAATGGAAGCTGGAGTTTATAAAGAAAAGGAGTCTTTTAAAGAAGATAGAAAAGACGACAGAGCGAAAATGCAAGCTTCACAACAGAGCCAGTTGATAGAGCAAAGAATGACTGGTGGTGAGGCTAAAGATTTTGAATCAGCTGGTAATGACATAATTAGCGGTGATTTCAAATTAGGTTCATTTGAACCCAAGTGATATAATAATTATACAATTTTTTAATATTTTATTTTATGAACGAAGAAATTCAAAGAGATGATGCCAAATCCGATGATGGCGTTATACGCGTATTTATCCCATCAAACAAACAAGCAGATGAAATCAAAGACGAAACCTTGCGGGTGCAGCCCGATGAAGATGTGCAGCAAGCACAGCCCAGCGAAGATGGGAACGAAGAGCCCGGCGAAGATGTACAACACCAAGAGCAGCCCGGCGAAGAAAGTAGGAATGAGGAACAAGGCCTGCTAGAAGAGGTAATCGATCTCCCTGCACAAGAGGAAGCTCAACCCGAGGAGTATCAATTATCTAAAGAGACTCAAGAAGAGCAAAAGCCAGAAAATAAAATTGAGTTACCAGAGAACATTGAAAAACTGGTAAACTTCATAAATGAAACTGGTGGAACTATTGAGGACTATGTACTACTGAATCGCGATGTTGATTCACTTAACGAGTCCCAACTTATAAAAGAATACTATAAGCAAACAAAACCTCATCTTAACGACGAGGAAATTCAGTTTCTTATAGAGGATCGATTCAGCTACGATGAAACACTCGATGATGAAATCGACATTAAAAGAAAGAAGTTAGCTTTCAAAGAAGAAGCTAGCTCGGCGAAGAAGCATCTTTCTAATATGAAAGATCGCTACTACGCTGAATTGAAGGCCGGTTCTAGATTAACTCAGGACCAACAAAAGGCAGTCGATTTCTTTAACCGTTATAACAAAGAGCAAGAGAGTGTAGCTAAGATTTCTGAACAACAGAAAAATGTATTTCTCAAGAAGACTGATGAGGTCTTCTCTAACGATTTCAAAGGTTTTGAATATGGCGTTGGCGATAAGAAATACAGATTCAATGTAAAGAATCCGAACGAAATCAAGAACTCCCAGAGCGACATTAATAACTTCGTTAGAAAGTTTCTAAATAAAGAGAACGTTATTGAAGATGCTAAGGGATACCACAAGGCTTTGTTCACCGCTATGAACGCTGACGCTATAGCTAATCACTTCTATGAGCAAGGAAAAGCTGATGCAATCAAAGAAAGCATCGCTAAGTCCAAGAACGTGGACATGCAGCCAAGAAGCCAACACGAGGGAGTATCTCAAGTTGGAGGAGTGCAAGTCCGTGCTGTCTCAGGTGATAGCAGCTCTAGGCTTCGAGTTAAGTTCAATAAATAATAATAAACTCTAAAACATATTACTATGAGTTTTGTAAATGGTGGAGCATACCCTGCTGGGCTTACTCCTTCTCCCACTAAAACCCTTTTCGATAAGAACTACCTTTCGATTGGAGACAATGATTTCAACTTCACGAAGCAATTCCTTCCTGAAGTATACGAAAAAGAAGTAGAGCGTTACGGTAACCGTACGGTTTCTGCTTTCTTGCGTATGGTTGGTGCTGAAATGCCTATGGCCTCTGACGAGGTTGTATGGACTGAGCAGGGCCGTCTTCACGTAGCATACGACGACGCTGTCATTGCTACCGTTAACGACAACACCGACAACACGATCACTATTGCTAACCACGCTATCCGTGCTAACCAAACGATCGTTGTTGCAAAAGGTTACGATACCGTTCGTGCTTTTGTTAAGAGTGTTACCACCAACTCTATTGAGGCTTTCCCGTACGATGCTGCCACTTGGCCTGCTTCTTTCGTAGCCGCTGGCACGAATCCCGATTTGAAGGTTTTCGTATTCGGTTCTGAATTCGGTAAAGGTTCTGCTGGTATGCAGGGTTCTATTGACTCTGGTTTCCAGAAGTTCAGCAATAGCCCCATCATCATCAAGGACAAGTACAGCATCAACGGTTCTGACACTGCTCAGATCGGTTGGGTTGAGGTTACGTCTGAGCTTGGTACTTCTGGCTACCTGTGGTACCTGAAGTCAGAGCACGAGACTCGCCTTCGTTTCGAGGACTACCTTGAGATGACGATGGTTGAAGCTGAAAAAGCTGCCGTTTCTATCACTGACGCTTCTTCTGCTACGGTTCGTGGTACGGAAGGTCTTTTCGCTGCCATTGAGTCTCGCGGTCTGGTATTCAACGACCACGACTTCAACAACTCAACTGGTCTTAACGGTCTTGCTGAGTTCGACCTTATCCTTAAGGAGCTTGACAAGCAAGGTGCTATCGAAGAGAACATGCTGTTCCTGAACAGAGGTACTTCTTTGGCTATCGACAACATGCTTGCTCGCGCTAACAGCTACGGTACTGGTGGTACTTCTTACGGAGTATTCAACAACTCAGCTGATATGGCTTTGAACCTTGGTTTCTCTGGTTTCCGTCGTGGTTCTTACGACTTCTACAAAACCGACTGGAAATACTTGAACGATGCTGCTACTCGCGGTCTTACCGCTGACATCGACGGCGTACTCGTTCCTGCTGGTGTTTCTACGGTTTACGACCAAACCCTTGGTAAGAACATCCAACGTCCGTTCTTGCACGTTCGCTACCGCGCTTCTGAAGCCGACGACCGTCGCATGAAGTCTTGGATCACTGGTTCTGTTGGTGGTAACTACACCAGCGACATCGACGAGATGAACGTTCACATGCTTTCTGAGCGCTGCTTGTGCGTTCAGGGTGCCAACAACTTCATCCTGTTCAAGCAAACCGCTGCCTAATAGCAGTTTAGTTTAGGGGGCACCCCGGTGTATGGCCGGGGTCGCTTCCCTTCTAAAAATTCTTATATTTTATAAAATCATGACAAAAGAGAAAAAGGTGTCCAGTAGCCTCGAAAAAGACTGGGAAATTAAAGACAGAGTATACTTTCTTATTTCTAGAAAAAAGCCGATCATTATGACTGTTCCGGCTAGACACACTGAAAAAAGACCATTGCTTTGGTTTGATAACGATTTAGGTTACGAAAGAGAACTTCGTTATGCTACAAACCAAGCTTCTCCTTTCGTTGACGAACAAGAAGGTCCAGTTACACTTGAGCACATTGTTTTCAGAGATGGAACATTGTTTGTGCCTAGAAATAAGCAAGCACTCCAAAAATTACTTTCACTCTACCACCCCCTTAGAAACGGTGTGTACCAAGAGTTTGATGCAGTACAAGAAGCTGTTGATGAACTTGATGTGATTGAATTGGAAATTGAAGCACTCAACGCCGCTAACAACATGGAGGTTGACGTTGCTGAAGCAATCCTACGCGTAGAACTAGGCTCTAGAGTTGCTACGATGACATCTAAGGAGATTAAGCGCGATCTGTTGATCTACGCGCGTAGAAATCCAAAGACGTTCTTAGATCTTGCAAAAGACGAAAATGTTCAAATAAGAAATTTCGGAATTAAAGCTGTTGAAAATGGTATCATTAAGCTTGATGACGATCAGAGAACATTTAAATGGGCAACCAACGGACGTAAGTTAATGACTGTACCCTTTGATGAAAACCCATACTCTGCACTAGCGGCATTCTTCAAGACTGACGAAGGTGTTGAGATCTATCAGAATATAGAAAAGAGACTTAAATAATCACCGTGGTAAAAGGGTCACCAGCTACGGTGGCCCTTTTTACCTTTAACAACAAACGAAATGGCAGTTAGCGTTGATACAGTTTATCAGAGAGTATTAGCTATTCTCAACAAAGAACAACGGGGATATGTTACCCCAGAAGAATTCAATTTGTTCGCTAACCAAGCGCAGTTAGATATATTTGAACAATATTTCTACGATATAAACCAATTCGGAAGACTACACGGAAACGATACAGAGTATTCTGACATGCTTAATATTCTTAATGAGAAAATAAGCGTTTTTGAAAAAGAAATAAATCTAGTTAGATCTGGTAACTTTTACCTTGTTCCAAGTGATTTATATAGGGTAGGAACGGTAATACTAGTTGATAACAACAAAGAAGTAGAGAGGGTAAATAAAAACGAGTACCTATACTACAACTCTTCACCCTTAACCAAACCAAAGGATACTAGACCTATATACATAAAAGATATAAATGGATTTAAGGTATTTGGTTCCTCAGAAATAGTATTAGCAAATAAGGTTAGATTAAACTACATTAAAAAACCAGCTAAAGTCGTTTGGAACTACGAAACAGTATTTGGTTATGCTCAATACGCTGCAACTGGTAGTTCTGATTTTGAGTTGCATCCATCAGAAGAAACTGAATTAGTAATAAAGATTCTAGCCCTCTGTGGACTTATATTGAAAGATCCGTCTGTTTATCAGATAGCAACTGGCGAAGAAGTTAGAAATAGTAACGAAGAAAAAGCTTAAAAATGGGTTTATTCAACACGACCGAACACCTTTACTATAATGGTAGTGAATTTGGTGGTTATCAATTTATAAGCATTGATGACTTGATAAACAATTTTATCATTGCCTACGTTGGTGAGGATAAGATGATTAGCAAGATCAAGAGAACTGATGTTGCTTTCCACGCACAAAGGGCTCTTCAAGAACTTAGCTACGATGTTCTTCGTTCTGAAAAATCTCAAGAAATAGAAGTTAGCTCAGCGCTAACTATGGTGCTTCCACACGATTATGTCAATTACGTTAAACTAACTTGGTTAGACGACAATGGCATTGAAAGAATTATATACCCAGCTCAGAAGAGTTCTAACCCAGCTGCCATAATTCAAGATAGTAATTACAATTACACCACAGACGGTACAAATCTTCTATACGCTCAGAATTCAAATACTTGGGATAAGTTTAAAAGCAATAACCAAGGAAACCAAGACGATGTGTCTGCAGATAAGGACACCACGTTTAACTTGGCATTTGGTCAGAGATATGGCATAGAACCCCAACACGCTCAAAGCAACGGTACTTTCTTTATTGATCCGATAAAATCAACTATATACTTTAGTTCTGATTTGTCTGGTAAAACCATAACTCTTAAATACATAAGTGATGGCGTTGCCCTTGATGGAGAAATGCAAGTACATAAGTTTGCTGAGGAAGCAGTTTACAAACACATAGCGCATGCCATTGTATCTACTAGAGCAAACATGCCTGAATATGTTATACAAAGACTTAAGAGAGAGCGTTTCGCTGCGTTTAGAACCGCGAAAATAAGACTTTCAAATATTAAACTTGAGGAAATAGCTCAAGTTATGAGGGGTAAATCAAAGCACATAAAGCACTAAGGTATGCCAGAATTAAAGCGCGTGTTCACTTCGGGTAAAATGAACAAAGATCTTGACGAAAGACTTGTTCCACCTGGAGAATATAGAGATGCATTAAATATACAAGTATCTAGCTCTGAAGGTTCTGACGTTGGAGCTGTAGAAAATATATTAGGTAACACTAAGAGAAATGTTAGGTCAGCAGTTGGACAAACTGTTTGGCCTAGTGCTTTTGGTATTAATGGCACGTGCATTGGTTCAATAAGAGTTGACCAAGAAGAAAAAATATATTGGTTTATATCTGGTGTAACGGCAGATGCTATTGTAGAATACGATCAGCAGACAAACCAAGTTGCTCCTATACTAGTAGACAAGAACAGTATATTAAACTTTGATTCGTCAAAACTTATAACTGGTATTAACTACCTTGAGGGTATGTTGATTTGGACTGACGACAACTACGAGCCAAAGAAAATAAATATATCTAGATTTAAATCTGGCAGCATTGACTTTAATACGCATACTGAAGTTTACGGAAGACCATTTATAAACCAAGACATAACTGTTATAAAAAGAAACCCTAGAGGAGTTCTTGGTGTTTCAATGAGCAGCACACGAAAGGTTTTTCCAGAAACTGGCTGTGGTATATATCCAGTTTATACTGATTTTAATTTTACAGACGACGCTGGAGCTGGATTTTTTGTAGTAAAACCAGTTGGTTCTTCTGTCACGTTCACTACAGATGCTAGTGCAAACTGGGCAATAGGAGATGTAATATCATTGTCTGCTAGCGAACTAAATGATGAAAACTTTGAAGATGAGTTTGCCGTAAGAATAGAAGTAACTGCAAAGTCTGGAACTACTGTAACTGGTGATATTATAACGATATCTAGCAACATATTAGATCAAACATACACTTGGACCTGCATTTTAGAAGAAGAGCGTCCTATGTTTGAATTTAAATTCCCAAGATTTGCTTATAGGTGGAAATACATAGACGGAGAATATTCTACGTTTTCACCGTTTACTGATGTTGTATTCCTTCCAAATAACTTCATATACAAATCATCCGACGCGTACAACGAGGGGATGACTAATAACATTCGCTCACTAACATTGAATCTACAAGCAAAGTTGGGCGATACGGTTACATTAGACGATGTTCCAGACGACGTAGTAGAAATAGATATACTTTACAAAGAGTCAAATAGCACTGTTGTATATAAGGTTGACTCAGTGCCAGTAACTCAAACATCTTACGCTATAACGTCTGAATTGATTGGTAATGTTATTTCAGCTAATCAATTGTTAAGACCTTGGGATAACGTTCCTAGAAAAGCGAAAGCACAAGAAGTAATAGGTAATAGAATAGTTTACGGAAACTACGTACAGAACTATAACGGACCAAGCAATGTTGATATAACGACTAGTTTGACGTCTAGTTCTGTTATACCTGGAACTCCTAAAAAGTCTATAAAGACGATGCGCTCGTACCAACTTGGTGTTGTATATGGAGATGAATTTGGTAGAGAAGCACCCGTCGTCACTGGCGCTGGTGGTTCTGTTACTGTAAATAAAGATTTATCTGATAACGCGCCTAGACTTAGTGCTATAATAGAATCAACACCCCCAGCTTGGGCATCATACTTTAAATACTTTATAAAAGATACGTCTAATCAATATTACAACCTAGCGTTAGACAGATTCTACAAGGCCGACAGTGGTGGCGTTTGGTTATCTTTTCCAAGTGCAGAGAGAAGCAAAGTATCTATTGGAGATTATATATTACTGAAAAAAGAACATAATTCTTCTCTACCTGTAGATAAAGACGTAAGATATAGAGTTCTTGACATAAGTAATGAAGCTCCAACTGATGTTGTTGTTAAAAGAACATTTGAAGTTGGAAGCAAAGTAAATAAGGCAAGTGGTTCTAATCCAATGGGTGAAGATGTTATATCTTTTAGATTTAATGGCCCAACTCAAGTACAGAACACTAAGTTTTTTGAGGTTTGGAATGGTTCTGTTATAGTTAGATTCTGGAAAGGAAGTAATGTAACTGATTTTTACGAAATAGAATCTGGAGGATTCACAGGTGCAACCACGACTGAATACAGTGTTACGTTAAAAGAAAAACTTGGTGCAGACGCTGCTTGGATGGATACACTTGCCGCCGCAGATGAATTCAATGTTCAAGTTTATATAAACAAATACGTTTATAAAAAAGAGTATCAAGGCAAATTCTTTGTTAAAATAAATAGAGATCCATACTTTGATGAGTATATCATTAATCCATTAACCCAAATTTCTGGAACATATAATAGAACTTTCGGTTCTATATTTATAGAAGATGCTCACCTTGATGATCCAACAGATACAATTAAAGAGCCTTCTGACTTTGCTTGGGGTGAGTTTGGAACCACAAATGAACCAGGAAAACCAAACCAAGGAAGCGCTAGTTTCTTTATATCATACGCACCCCACTCTAGTGGTGTTTCCGGTGGTAATATTGTTACTACGGCATTGACTTCTGGAAAATCTTGGTTTGACACTGGTCTTGTTCCGGGAAGATTTATAAAGTTCATTAACGACCCTTCTCAAACTTATTATGAGATAGGTAACGTTTCAACTGTTTCTCAAGCTAGATTAGGAACTTCATTTCCATTTGGTTCAGACGACGCAGAACTTGTTAAGACTATAACTCTAACTGAGCAAATAACAAATGACCCAGACTCTTGGGTTGATGCAGACTTTGAAATATTCATCAAGTCTACCGACTTTGAGGATATATTAGATTCTGATAATGTTATTATTAGTTCTTCTAATCCAGCTATATTTGAGACCGAACCAAAAGAAGCTGTTGATCTAGATATATACTACGAGGTTGGCGCTGCTTTTCCAATAAACAAACACGGCCTGCAGAATAATCTTGATTGGTTCAACTGTTTTGGTTTTGGAAACGGTGTTGAGTCAAACAGAATAAGAGACGACTTTAACGCCGTAACCATAGATAAAGGTCCAAGAGCTTCATCAACACTAGAAGAACCATATAACGAAGAAAGAAGAGGGAGTGGAATGATTTTCTCTGGTCTTTATAATTCAACTAGCGGTGTTAATAATCTTAACCAGTTCTTAATAGCTGAAGACATAACAAAAGACTTAAACCCAACACATGGTACAATACAGAAACTTCACGCTAGAGACACAGATTTGATCGTACTGTGTGAAGATAAGATTTTCAACGTGATGGCCAATAAGGACGCATTATATGGCGCCGATGGTAATATTAATGTAACGTCTTCGAGAAACGTACTTGGTCAAGCGATACCATATGTTGGTGAGTTTGGTATTTCTAAAAATCCAGAGTCTTTTGCATCGTATGGTTTTAGAGCATACTTTACTGATAAGAATAGAGGTAGTGTTATAAGACTGTCTAGAGATGGTATAACTGAAATATCTAGAAAAGGTATGTCTTTTTACCTGAAAGCTGCGCTTGCAGACGCCACAAAAGCAATTGGTAGTTATGACGACTACAGCGATTGCTACAACCTAACAATAAACGGAGAAACAGTTTCTTTCGAAGAAGCAGTTGACGGTTGGAGTTCTAGAAAATCTTTTGTAGCTGAAAATGGTGTTTCAATGAACAATGTTTATTACACCTTCAAAAACGGCGAACTGTGGTCGCATGATAACACAAATAGATGTAATTTCTATGGTGTTCAATATCCAACTAGTATTGAGTTGATATACAACGATTCTCCAGGAAGAATAAAGAACTTCAAAACTCTTTCGTACGAAGGTTCGGAAGGTTGGGTTTCTCCTTTGATATATACCGATTCTCAAGATGCAGAAGTTCCTTTCTTTAAGAACAAAGAGGGAATATGGTATAACTACATCAAGGGTCTTGAAACAACTTGGAATAACAACACACAGAGTGGAAGTTTGGATCCAAGAGAATTTTCTGTTCAAGGAATAGACTACGTTGCCGAGGTAGAAATACAAGCTGGTAATTTAGTTAAGTTGACTTTTACAAACGCTATAAACGTCAGTATACAGGGAGGAATAAACCTAAAAGATGTTGTTTTTATAAAAAATTCAACTGGTAATATTTACTCTGTTGGAGATTGTATATCTGTTGACAATGAAGAAAACTTTATTATATGTACATTAGCAGCTGGAGTAACTATAAGTGTCGGTGATTTTGTTTTCTTTGCTAAGAACAGTCAAGTGAACACGTCAGGCATTATAGGTTACTATGCTAACGTTAAAATGGAAGTAAATTCTTCATCGTTTAAAGAACTGTTTGCTGTTAACTCAGAAGTATTCATAAGTAGTTAATACAGCTACTCGAACTGTAATAATAATTAATAAAAGATAAGATTATGTTTCCAGTAATGGCGGCCGTTGGTGGCCTCGCTCAATTAGGCATGGGTCTTTATGGTATGAAAAGACGTAGGCAAGAAAGAAGAGAAGCTGACGTTGAGTTTTCTCAGGCCAAAGCTGCATACCAAAACTTAGACACTACAAACCCATATTTAAACCTTCAAAACCCATACGAAGATTTGTCTGTTAATACACAGCAGGCTGACTTTGTAGCGCAGCAGCAAAACCAAGGTCTTGCTAACACGCTTGACGCGATGAGCGGTGCTGCTGGTGGAAGTGGTATTGCGGCGTTAGCTCAAGCTATGGCTAACCAACAATCTCAGAATATGCAAGCCGCATCTGCGTCTATTGGACAGCAAGAAGCTAGTAATCAAGCTATGGCAGCCCAAGGTGCAGCTTCTATTCAGTCTATGGAAAGACAAGGTGAAGTATTGTCTAGAGGTTGGGAGCGTCAACAAGCGATTGGAGAAACAGAAATGGCCGACGCCAGATTAAGAAACATCAAGGCAGAACAACAATTAGCAACTAACCAAATGCTTGGTGGAGTTGGCACGCTAACTGGAGTTGCTCTTGGCGGTGTTCAAAACGCTATCGAAACAATGGGAGACGCTGCTGCTCCGGTAATGCAGTATGGATTTGGAACCGGTAACATACTAACTGGTCAAAACTACAACTAATGGGAGATTTAGCATTTTTAGCGGCTCAAAAGCCGATTGGTGATCCAACTAGAACGGTAAACGCATCGGCCTTCACTGAGCCGATGTTCACCTATGGTAAACAAATAGAAGAGCAGAAAAAGCTTAAAGAAGAAAAGAGGAAGAACGCTGGTGCCAGAATGGAACGAGCAATTAACTCTATGACAAAGGCTTCTAATATAGATAAAGTTCCGGCGCCATATAAGAATTCTGTAAACCAGTTTCTTATGGCTCAGAAAAATAAATATTACGACGCCGCAAAGTTGCTCTCACAATCGGAGGTTGGTTCAGACAACTATATTGCTGCAGTAGAGCAGATGAACAATATAAACCAAAGTTTTACTAATCTTGATAAGCAACTACAGCTTTTATCAAGTAGGAAGTTAGAAGCAATAAATGATTTCGATAAAGGTTTGGTTTCCAAGGGAAACAGTCCTGACGATGTAGACTGGTTGAGTAAAATGTATACGGACGGTCTGCCTATGCAAATAGGTGAAGGCGGTTCGTTGTATTTTGAGAAAAACGGATCTTATGTTCCGCTAGACGAAGCTCCAGACTACTTTGTTAAAGATTCTAAGGCGGCTAAGTCTATTATAGACCTTAACTCTAGAATATATAATGCTGGCATAGAGGATAACGCAACCACGCGCCAGATGGTTAGAATGAACGTGAGGGAAATAGTTGAATCTGGAGGCAGAGAGACTGCTCTTTCACTTGCTGAGGATGATAGCATATACCCAGGTGGTCTTGGCATTGTAGATGAAGACCTACTTAGAAACCCAGCAAGATCAGAAGAGCTAAGCAATATAGTCATAGACAACTATACTGACTTGATAATAAAGTCTGGTATTCAAGGTAATTCAGATAGACTTTCTAAACAGACTGCTGTTTCTGCTGCCAGATCTGCTGGTAGACCAAGTAGTTCAGCAAAGCAAGGTTCTTCTTTAAAGACATCTTGGTCAGAAGAAGAGTTGAACGCTTTGAATAGTAAAAACGTACCAGGTGTTAGAGAGGTTGTGCAAGCAATTGAAAGTAATGCAGATGCGTTTTTTAGAGGAATGAAGTACGATGGTTATGATATAACATCAGCTAAAGTTGCAAACAACGTTGTAACAATAACATACTTAAGGAATAAGCAACCTATAACTTATTCTTTCAGTGTGAATAATCCAGAGAAAATTGCTAGTTTTGTTGATCAGAATTTCAGCAAAATTCTTGGATTAAATCCAACATCTAAAGAAGCAACTCAAGTAAAAACTACTATGAGAGCTTGGGTTAAAAAGAAATCTAGAGGAGCAGCTGGAGGATACTCTATAAGCACCAATGGTTTACCAATTAAACAATAACAAATAATCATGGAAGATAATAAATCTTTGTTTCGTTACGACGGAAAAGACTACACTCGCGAACAGATAGATATAGCCGCTGCAGAAAGCGGTTTATCTTTTGATGATTATATAAGTGAATTTGGATTAGAGCCAATTGATCCTATAAAAAAGATAACGGCCACAGTGGGAGGTGCGACTGTGGATCCAAAACCCAAAGCACCAAGTACGGCATCCAAGCCGGTCGCTACTTCATCGGCATCGAAATCAAGTCCGATCGTACCTGATCCAGTAAAGCAGGCAAAGCAAAATATAGATTCAATATTGTCTAATCCGTTTAGCGCAGATGAACTTGATAATATTGAGGCTCAGGTAAACGCCAAGCCATCGGTTGGTGTTACTGCTACTACGTTTGTTGGCGGTATGGGTGGCGGTGTTCCAGTTGTAAGTAAAAAGCCAACATATCCATACGAATCTCAGATTAACGTTGCTAAAAAGCAACTTGGAGTTGGTGCTACTGAGCAACAGATAAATGATTTAGCTAAAAATCTATATAGAGAGGAGTTAAAGTCTAAACTGGTTAAAAGAAAAGTAGACAATGTACTAAATCAACTTGAAGACGAGACAAATAACTGGCAGAGCGTTGGTGAATTTTTTGAATCAGGTCTTGTCACATTGTCAAATCTTGGCTTAGGCGGAAGTGGCCAAGGCGTTCAGCCAGCTAAGTCAACAAAAGAGAAGAGATACGAAGCTGCCAGACAAGATGTTTCAGCATATGCAACACAGAAGTTAAACGAGAGACAAAAACTGGTAAACAAATCTGTTGCTGGCGCTAAACTAGCTAGTGCTGTTGTAGAAACAAATATCAATCAATTAAAAGAGATTGAGAAGAACATAAAGAATTCTCAAGACGCTGTAGAACGCAATGATTTAATTAATCAATATAATGCTGTTCTTGATGACACTAAGTCTGCTGCTGCCGCTTTTGAAGAATACAACGGTGAAGTAAGAAAGAATATAGACTATGTAAACTACGGTTCTCAAATAGTAAAAGATATACCAAAGTCTTACAACGAGTTAGATGTTTTTGAGAATAGAGTATTTACAACCGCTCTTACAACCGCCGCTAATCTAGCTGAGTTTGGAGAGACGGGTTCTTTGTATATGCTTAAGGCGCATAATCCCTATGTTGATCCTCAAATAATCAAAGCCACATACGCCACGCCTGCTGAATCTTTTGGTGAAGACGTAAGAGAAATAACTGATGCTGCCAGTGTTCAAGTTAGAGATCATAGACCACTTGGAGACATATCCTCTTGGTCTGACTTTGGCGAGTTTATGGTTGATCTTGCTGGAGACCAAGCTTTTAACACCGGTTTGATGTTTGCTACTGGCGGTGTTGCTGGCGGTGCATTACTTGGAGCCGGCGCGGCGGGTGGCAAGATGACAGAGATGTGGGACGCTAGAGCTAAGGGTGAAAACATAAGCGACGCTAAGTTTTTAGGTACGGCAATTATATACGGAGGAGCAGAATGGGGAAGTGAATACATCGGTTTCGGCCAGTTAAAGCGCTCTTCTAAAATACTGGCTGACGCACTAGATCAAGGTGCAGTAACGATGACGCAACTAGGAGAGTCTTTTGGTAAGAAACTTGGTTCTGGACTTCAAGAGTATGGCGTTAACGTGTCTCAAGAAGGTTTTACAGAAGCTGTTTCTCAACTTGGCCAAAATATCGCTGATATAACGCTACTTGGTCAAAATAAAAGCATATTTGAAGGAGTAGAAGAATCTTTTGTTACGGGTTCTTTGATGTCTGGTTTGATGTTTCAAGCTCCGACGGTTGTAGCTGGAACAGTTAAACTATTTAATACTGTAGATGAAGTAAAGCAGGTTGACATAAACCAGAAAGAAATAAATAGATTAAAACTTCAGTCTATAGAATTATCAAAGCAGATAAAACAGAAAGAAAACGAGGGTGCTGATGCCGCCGAGATTCAAGGTATGTATAGCAACAAGAAACAAATTGACGACGTAATAGACGATTTGGCGCTTGCTAACACGGCCTTAATGCAGACTGGTATAGAACGCATAGACAATCTAAGAGATATAGAAAAAAGCGCTGTTATAGAGCAGTCTAAAAAAATAGCTTTTGCAAATTCGCTAATAAAAAAATATCAAGACATGATTGACTCTAGTGTGGATCTAGATGAGTCAACAACGTCTGATTTAATAAGCGAAATAAAAAAACTAAACGAATACAAAGACTCTAGTATAGAAACAATAAATGATATAATCAAAGAGTCTGATTTCTCTAAAACGCTAGACAAAGCGTACAGTGCTATAGAGCAATTTTCTAGTTCAGAGAATGGAGTTCCAACTGATATAATGAAATTTAATGGAGACATTAAGACAACATATCAGATGCAGCAGTTTCTTGAATCAGATAAGTTTGCAGCTTATGTAGAAAAAAGATACGGAAAAGAAAAGCTTCAGCAAATAAAGAACGAGGCTTACAAGCAGATAAAATTAAACGCTGGTAAGTCTGGTCTAGACGCGTTTAAGTCGAATGAATCTAAGACCAAAGCAAATGCTTTGTTTTTGACTTTCCCAAACTTTGACTTAGCTGATGGCACTGAAGTTGAAATGCCTAGGTTTATAGTTTTAAATACTAAAAACGGTCTACACCACGAAACTGGTCACGCAACATTGTTTAGTGCAATTAGAGAGTCGTACGGAACAGATATTCTATCTACGATGTCTGACTCACTGTTGACTGAACTTAATGCTATTTTTGAATCAGATCCTGATAAGTACGAATACGCGTCTAGATTCATAAAGAAACGTGTAGCGATGTACGAACAGCAACACGCTGACTACATAAAGAAATACGCGAACCATCCAGAAATAGAAAATATCACCGCCTGGTCTGAATCTAGACTTGCTGAAGAAAAACTAATAGCTTTCCTTGATTACGTAAAAGATTCGAAGCTAGAGGTAAAAAATGAAGCTAGATTAAAAAATATATTCAAGGCAGTATCAAACGTTCTGGGAAAGGATAAAATGCAAACCTACAACGTTAGAGATGGCAAGGATGTGATGAATATGCTTAGGTCATTTAACATGCACTTCGACAAGAAGGACATCGGTACAATGATAAGAAGCATTAATGAAAAGAAACTTCTTGCTGACAATAAGCTTTCTGAGATAGATTCTAATCTTAAGAAATCAGCAGATATCTTCAGAAAGATAATGAAGTCATTTGCTTCTCTTGCTGATGATATAAAGCCAAGTGCACATCCAAACTCAATACAGGCTGATAAAGTAAACAAGCTGTACGAAGAAAAAGGTGTTGAAGCAGCTTACGAAATAGCTGAACTATACGGAGGCATGTTGCGCAATGTACTTAGAAGATTTAAGTATTTGCCTAATTACGAGAACTTCGTAGAGGATATAATGGACGCCGTTAAATACGGAGATAGAGGTTTGTTTGGACTTATAAAGTCTTTTGATCCAGAGCGTGGTGTTCCTTTAGCTGCATACATAAACAAATACTTAAGCAAGAGAGCACTTGGCTACATAACTGAATACTTAAATCCAGAAGCTGGGTTTATGAAAGACGTTACTGAGCAGAAAGGCTTAATGGCAGAAGAAGAATACGACTTTGAGATTGATAAGCCAGAGCGTTCACATTCTGTTATACGCAAGTTCTTAGGACTTAGCGAAGACCAAATGAATAAGGTTAGAAAGGCAGTTATAAACGCACTAGTATTTAACCCAGACATTCATAAGAAAAGAAAGTGGGTTCCTAGTGAGTTTAAGAGCGAACTTCTAAAGTCTTTTGAGCTTGACTTGTTTAATCTTGTTAAGTCAGATATATTCCCAAGCAAAAACCAAGATTGGTACCAGTATGCTGATCAGATGTATGAATGGATTATAAACGAAGTTCCTATGGAAGTTTGGTTGAGATCCGGCGTTAGCATATTCTACGAGCCAGACATCGACCCAGTAAACAATAAGCAAAAAAGGATGACGCCAGGTGAAGCTGAAATGGCTGGTGTTGCAGATATAAATTCTGGTAGATACAAGTGGATTGCTAAAAAGCCGACTAAAGAACAGTGGATGGAATACATAAAGGCAGAAGGTATTAATCCAAACACTGGAAAGCCTTATTCTTGGACTACTGTTGGTACTAGAAAAGATACTATAGCCAAAATTCTAGCTAGAGAGATGGCTTTTGATGCTACTCTAGAGGTCTTGCAAAATCCAGAACAGCCAACGTACGACTTTGATGGAAATCCAGACGGAGGAAGCATAAATGTGATTCACAGAATGACATTGATGTCAGGACAAGAGTATAACAAACTCGCCGTTGTAGCTCAAGTTGCAGATATAATAAACAGAGACCCTAGAGTTATGTTTAGTCTATCTGATGGCGGTTCTGTTGATAATAGATCAGCTGCGGCTGCGTTATTCGCAGAAGCTGAACTTATATTCCAAGAAATGGAAATTGTGTCTGAAGACGTTTCTGACTTGGCCGACGCGTACTCTAGTATCATAATAGATATACTAGATGAAAAGATGAAGGCCGCCGGAATGAAACCAATGTCTGAGACTAAGAAGTTAGAGATAATTGAATCTGTACTGGCTATTAAATTCAAGGACGAAAGCAAAGAAAGCGAAGCCTGGAACAAAATCAGGACAGCCGGTATGATTAGTGTTGCTAAAAGTCTTTCTCAAGCTAGAGCAAAGAGCAAAACACTAATAGAAAGCAACGCACAAACCGCTAGAGAAATAGCTAATGAGATCAGACAAGAGATAGGTCTTTCTATGACTGCCAGAGAGAAAGAACTTAGCGATAGATTCAATAAGCTTTTGGAAAAGACTTTTGGAATAAAGCAAGGTAAAGTGTTCTCTGATTTCGATGCTCAAGTTGCGGCAAGCAAGCGATCTATACTTAAGAGTATGGAACTTATGCCTGTGACTGCTGAAGATTTTATTGGTCTTCTATATAGAACTTTGTCTCCTGGCAAAGATGGCGAAGATCAAATGGCTTTTTATAGAAAATTCCTTTTGTATCCTTTCTACGACGGGGCAACAAGACACGACGCTGCGCGTGTTAGAATACTTAGCGGTTATAAAAAGTTAATCCAAGTAAAAAACAACAAGCACAAGCAGTTTAAAAAGATAGCATTCGGAAACTATACTATAGAACACGTAATCAGAATAGCCATATGGAATAAGACTGGCGAATCTATAAGTGGTATTAGTTCTGAAGACGTTAAGTCAGCTATTGACTTTGCTAGAAAGATGCCTTGGGTCAATGAGATCGCAGACGATATAATTGAGATAATGGCACCAGATGGTTATGGTAAGCCACAGCAGAACTGGTTTTTGGGTAACATCGAAAACGATCTATACAACGCCATAAACGGTCATGTAAGAAAGAATAGAATGAAGGAGTTTGCTACAAACGCCGACGCTATATTCAATGAGTATAATATGAACAAAATACAAGCTGTGCTTGGTGGTTCATACAGGTTTGCTCTTCAGAACACACTTGAGCGGATGAAGTCTGGTAAGAACAGAATCGCAACTCAAAACGCTTGGGAAAGAAAGCTCAACAACTGGATAAATGGTTCTGTAGGTGCAATCATGTTCTTGAACATGCGAAGCGCCGTGCTTCAGCTTGTTTCTATGGGTAACTATATAAACTGGTCTGACAACAATCCAGTTGCTATCGCTAAGGCATACGCTAACACGAAGCAAATGGGTCAAGACATACTCAAGCTTTGGAACTCTGACTTTATGGTTACTCGTAGAGATGGTCGTAAGATTGATATCAACGAGGCTGAATTGGTAGAGATGCTAGAAGAGTCTGGTGCTAATCTTGGAAAAATAATCAACTGGATTATACAAAAAGGATTCACGCCTACGCAAGTTGCTGACTCAATGGCCATTATACTTGGTGGTGCTCCGTTCTACAGAAATAGAGTTAATACATACCTAAAAGAAGGTATGGATTTGAAGAAAGCAGAAGACAAAGCATTTCTTGATTTCAGAGAAACAACTGAAGAATCTCAACAGTCTTCTAGACCAGACCGTATATCACCACAGCAAGCTAGCTCAGCTGGTAGAATAATCTTGGCATTTGCTAACACTCCAGCTCAGTATTCTAGATTGATGATCAAAGCGGCTAAAGATATAAAGAACGGCAGAGGCGATCTTAAGACAAACATAAGCAAAATTGCTTACTACGCTATTATTCAGAATATGATATTTAGCTATATGCAGCAGGGTTTGTTTGCGTTATTATTCTCTGACGACGAAGAAGAGGTTTCAGAAAAAGAAGCTACAGATTTGATCAACAGTGCCGCTGATTCTATACTTCGCGGTTTTGGAATACAGGGCGCGATAATCTCTACATTGAAAAACGTAGCTATAGAATACGGTAGACAAGCAGAAGCGGGAAGATTTAAATCAGATAAAATCTTGCTTCAAGCTGCTAGTATATCTCCTCCTATTGGAAACAAGGTTAGAAAGATAAACAACATAATGTATAATTCTAGCCAAGTAACAAAAGAAGCCAAGAAGACTGGAGAATATGACTTTACTTCTAGACCAACTTTAGAAATTGCTGCTGGAGCTATAGAACTAGGTACCAACTTGCCATTGACTAGAGCATTGTCTAAATATGATAACGTCATATCAGCAATGAACGAGGACACGCATGTTGTACTTAGAACAGCGATGCTATTTGGTTGGCCAGAGTGGCAATTAATCAAAGAAGAAGATGAAAAATCGTACAAGCCAATGTCTCAAGATGAATTCGTTGAGCAGATTAAGTCTAAGCAAACCGAAGACTCTGGAGCAATGAGCGAAGAAGATTATATAAACAGTTTAAACAAAAAATAAAATGGCAGACAAAAGTAAAATGGCTTGTAATAAGCCAATGAAATCAGATAGAGCTGGTAAAAAGAAAATGGTTAAAGCTTGTTCTAATGGTCAAGAAAAGCTAATTCACTTTGGAGCATCTGGTTATGGACACAACTACAGTGATGCTGCTAGAAAATCTTTTAGAGCAAGGCACGGTTGTGAGTCAGCTGACAATAAATTAACAGCAAAGTATTGGGCTTGTAAGAATCTATGGGGAGGACCTGGTAAAGACACTAAGTCATCACCTAGAAACGTAAGGGGAAAATACTAAATTAAAAAAGGGGGACTTTCGTCCCCCTTCTTTTTTTACAACAACCTATCGTAACAGCAAAACTGGTACACGTAAATATACTTAAAATATTTCAATCTAACCATCACAAGATAAACAATCTGGATCCATAGCTGATGAAGCTATATCTCCACGAAGCACAGACTCTGTACGCATATAGTACAACGTCTTAACGCCCCTTTTCCAAGCTTCCATGTGAACTGTGTTTATCCACTTTGGTGTTGCTTCTTTTGGGAATGCCATATTCAAACTAACGCTTTGATCAACGTACTGTTGTCTTATGCCAGCTTGCTTAACTAGTTCTAATTGATTTATTTCTTTGAACGTTTTAAATACATCTTTTACTTTGTCAGATTCTGATAAAGCTAAAGCGTCTGATTCTATTTCAGAGTAATTAACCAATTTTCCTTTGTGGAAATACCAATTGTCAAGCTCTTCAATGCCTTGGACAGAACCCCCATCTTCTAAAATCTTATTCCAAGTTTCTGGTGTGTTAATACCAATGCGCTTGAAAATCTTTTCTAGCTCTGGATTCTTCCTAATAAAAGTACCTTTGGCAGATTGCTCTGTGAAAACATTAGCAGCCCAAGGTTCAATACCTGGTGAAACGTTTCCGCTTAACTTAGAGTTTGAAACAGTAGGAGCTATAGCACGTAAATGCGTGTTTCGCATACCAGTACCAGAACACCATTGTGGTTCTCCGTATATGTCAGCTAGATCACGACTTGCTCTTTCGCTTTCTATTTTTATTTGCTGAAATATAGCTCTAGTTGCAAATTGGGCTTGCAAACCCTCAAAAGGTATTCCACGCTGCTGTAGATATGTGTGCCATCCGAGTACACCCAGGCCAAGTGCCCGTCCCTTTTCAGCGGAGCGAACCGAATTTTCGAAGCCCTTCATATTCTTGGCTTTCTGGATGAACTCTTCTAGAATACCATCTAAGAAGAACGTGGAATAGTATATTAGATCTGTGTCTTTCCATTCGTCATACTTAGCAAGATTAACACTTGATAAGCAGCATACAAAACTATGAATCTCATCAGTGTGCAATGCTATTTCAGAACAGATGTTTGTCATATGAACTTTTAGTCCATTGATTTTATAAGCTTCAGGATTCTGTTTATTCACATTACCCTTAAACATAATGTAAGGCTCACCAGTTGCTTTGCGTTTCTGCAGTAGCTTACTCCATTTACGTCTAGCGTCTGGATCACCGTGTTCAAGCTTACGCATAAACTTATCACCAACAATTGCGCATTGATGAAGGTTTAGCGATTGTCTATTGACATCTCCTTTAGGTTCACGGATCTCAAGCCAGTCTTCAAAGTCTGCGTGGTCAATGTTTAGATTAACCGATGCAGCACCTCGTCTAACTGAACCTTGGCTGGTGGCGAGTATAGTTGAGTCAAATATTTTGCAGAAAGGAACAACGCCATCAGTAGTGCCGTTATCAGTAATTCTAGAACCAGCTGGTCTAATCATATTGATACCAATACCAACACCTCCACCGTGTTTTGCTAATAGCATCATTTCTAGGTTTTTAGAACCTATTTCGAAAACGCTATCACCAACGTCAATACCAAAGCAAGATATTGGCAAACCTCTATCAGTGCCAGTATTAGACAATACAGGAGAGGCAAGATTCAACCAGCCTTCCCAGATAAAGTTAAAGAACTTTTCTGCTAGCTCTGGCTTGTGTAATCTGCGAGCCGCTGTTTTAGCAACGCGATAGTAAGCCTCTCTAGGAGTTTCGTCTGGCAGTAAGTAACCACCAGTTATGGTCTTCTTATAGACCTCAGTGTCTCCCCACTTTGGATAGTCTTGACCTTTTACCCAATCGTTATTCCATTTCATCTTCGCTTATTGCTTTTTTAGTTTTTTCAACAAGCGAATCCATAGCCTTTTGATAGTCAGGCAACTGCTTAACTAATTCCATTGTGCCAACACTAAGGTTACGCATATATTCAATTTCGCGCAGCATGTTTTGCAGTACAGAACCAAGTGTTTCTATTTGGTTCCGCATTTTAATAAGTTCTTGTTCTTTCATTTTATTTAATTTTACCAGATGTCTTCGAAGTCTTCTGACTCTCCAGCTTTTGAATAATCAGTTGGTCTAATGGCAAAGAAGTCAGTATGTGTAACTCCTCCAGTTAAATGGTAGAACCAATCTAGTTCAGATGCCATTTGTTTATCGTATTCGAAAATAGCTTCGTAACCTAACTCAATTAGTTTTTCGTTAGCGCGTTTTTTAATAAACTCTTTAAGATCAGATGCTTTAAGATTCTCAAGGTCTCCCATCTCAAACATCTTGTCAATAAAGTTGATTTCCATTTCAACAGCAATTCTAGCTGCGTCTTCAACTTTCTTTCTAACTTGAGTTCTAATCTCAGGATGTTCTGAACATAGATGATTAAACAGCGTGCATCCCATCTTGCTGTGAAGACTCTCATCACGCACAGACCATTTCATTTGCTGTCCAATGCCTTTGAGCAGATTTCTCATCTGAAACGAATACAATACAGCAAAAGATGAATACAATGAAACTCCTTCAGCGAACGCGGAAAAAACTGCTATTGATCTAGCTACATCTTCGCGGCACTTAGGGCACTTTGAAAGCATGTTGTGATCATAACCTGCCTTTGTATTAACTAGGTTTTCAAATCTAGCAGCAGTAGCTGGCTCGTGCAAAAAAGCTTCGAAGTCCTCAAGACCAAGTGTTTCGTTAAGATAACTATATGCAGCCGCGTGGATTGTTTCTTGCGAACCAAACATCATTGCCATTTGCTTTATCTCATGCTTTGGAAACCACTTAGTTACCATAGTGGTCCAGTAATCGCCAACTGCAGTTTCAGTCTGCGCGAAACCCAATAGTATATTACCAACCAGATTACGTTCAGCATCAGTTAGGTTCTCTTTGAAATCTTTGACATCGCCCTGCATTGATATTTCAGTGTGAAGCCAAAATGCTTGAGCTTGCTTAAGCCAACCCTCAGTGTAATACTCTGGGTACTCGAAAGGCTTATAAGCTATTCTTTCGGTAAAAATTCCCATTTTAATTACGAAGCTTTAAAGCAAAATCAATAAATGGTATATACAAAACGTGAGTGTTAAACTCTTCGTTCTCGTACGTTCTTATTCCTAACAAAATACCCTTGTAGAATCCAAAACTGAATTCCCAAATAACGTTATCTTCCATTTTACTTTTTACTTTTTTGGTTGTTGTTTTCGTAATAATCAATTAACTCCTCTAAATCTCTATATCGTACACATCCCTTGGTATTAATAGACCATTTTACAAATGAATCTATTTTTCTTTCTTTGTATTTATTCCTTGCGATTTGCTTCTGCCTTCTAGTATCAAGGCTATCGTCATGTCGCAGTCTTTCTGATTCTGAGGCTTGTACAAAGCCACGTTGGGTCTTTTTATACTTATCCATTTTTTAAACATTTTCCATCTAATTGGGAATGATTCGTTAGCTCGACCCTTGCATTCGATAATGAAATCTTCAGCAATAAAGTCTGGCGTATATGTGATAGGGAGAACTTTTTTAAAACCCCTTTGATCATATGATCCATTTCCATTAGATTGTCTTTCATGGCAACTAGTATTGAATACAAAGCCTTCAAATATAACAAACGTTTCACCTTCATACTTCGCTTGTATATTGTACTTCTTTAATTGAGAATACATATATTTCTCAAGTCCAGAAGCAAACGATATACCGTCATATGTTACTTTCTTAGCTAGTACAGGTCCGCGTTTTGTTTTTTTACTTTTTATCATTTTGTTCTAGAAGCTCTTCTTTGACAGCTTGCAAATATAACACTGCATCCATCAACTCTTCTTGAACGTCATTAACATACTTTAAAAGACCTTTTACTTTTTCAGTGCGCTCTTGATGTAGTGTCATGCCATACTTAGCATATCCAACATCTGATCTTTGTACAAACTTGTCTACGACGCGTTCTACAATTGGGTCTCTAAATGATATTGTTTTTTTACTCATCACAGTGTTGATTTTACAAATGTTCCATCTACCATTTTTCCGCTTCTAGACTTGATTTCATCATACGCTGAATCAATACAAAACTCTATTGATGTTCCAGCAAGTTCCGCAAGGTTTGTTAAAACAACAACACAATCGCCAATAGCGTCGATCAATTCTTTTTCGTCTTTTTTGAGTATAGCTTTGCCTAGTTCGCCGAACTCTTCGCCAAGCTTTACATATTGTGTTTTAACATCTCCAGACGTGTATATACCTCGCTTTTCAGCCCAATCTCTAATGTTGTCAAACACTGTGTTAGGTATATCACCACTGGCTGGCTTTGGGTTAATGAATTTTTCTTTGTATGCCTTATTATATATGTAACTCTTGTCAGAATCAAATTGAGACTTAAAAGAGTTTTCATCAAGCCAGTCTATTGTATTGGCATCAATTGAAAAAGTACCGTGTGGCGTTTTCCAAATATGGCCAATGTTTTTTATGAGATTTTTTCTCATATCGTTTTTTGACCAGGGGAATGTTGATGTTTGTTCGGTCGAGTTTATCATTTCGTTTGATGATTTAAAAATATTCAAGTACAACGTTTTATCTACTGGATAACCGTATTGTTTCTGCAATTCTATTTCTCTATGCGAAACATAGAAAATATCATCGCTTTCTTCAAGAACTTCATATTCATGAGACAAATAACCTTGTGACTTTGTAACTCTGTTGTGTAAATTACGAGCTACCCCTATTTTTTTACCGGGGATATGATAAATGTAATACATTTTTTTCATAGTTTATCACTGTATAGATGTAAATTATGCGCGTAGTGGTAGTAATGACCAACCTCAAGTCCAACCTGACGTGCTACCATTTTTTGCAGTTCTGAAAAACAATATTGATCGTTGCAGAAGCCGTACCAGAGATCATTAGATCGCATTAGAACAGACATATTCAACAAACCATCGCGTACTGTGAATTGCACAGCGTACGTGCACGGGGTGTCAGTTTTGTAACTGTCAAATTCTTTTGCATCGTAAATAGTAATCGCGGCTTTCCTTGTTTTAGGATTCGTTCTAAGCAAAGATATAACCTTATGCAATTGTCCATTCCTTATCCATTGCCAACCGTAATTTGAGTTAACACGACCGTTTTCGTCAGCCATCTTTTTCCAAATCTGAGGTATTCTACCGTATAAAAGCCCAAGTGTTTTTATAGAGTTATCACCAGTCAGATACCATTGCCATTCGGCCTCGGCATATGACAAACTCCAATTACGCTCTTTGTCGTGTATAGCATTGTTTTTTGGCTTTTCAATATAGAAACCAACATTGAATAATGCCTTTGTACCGTCAAAGTCTTCACCGTGTTTGCGGATCTTCTTTTTAAAATACTTAAACGCTGAGTCTGCGTCTTTAAACTTTGTCTTTATACTTTTCATAATAATACCTACAATAAGAGTAAAATTTTTCCCAAGATTCGTTTTGATTGTAATCAACAGGATCTCTAACTTCCTTGCCCTTGGATATAAGGCCAACGTAGTAAGTTCCATTTTTATTCGGTCCTCGAAATATCTTAATACCGTTTTTTATACAAAACTCAACACATATAATATCTTGCTCGGTAGCTATGTATACGTCTTGTTTTTTCTTTTTCATTCCCAAGGCATTTTATCTTCCGACGTGTCAATCATCACATAAGGGATAAAGCTACCAGATCTTGGTTCCCATTTAAAATGAGCTTCAGCGCCATTCTCTCCTAGGTTTTGAAACTTAACCTTAAGCACTTTTGCTTTTACTGTTTTTGTTTCGTAATCCCTATGCACCAGCAGACCGTGGTAAGACGCATCGTACCATTCACCGCCGCCTTTGATGTTGTACATAGTTGGTTCTTCAATATTGCCATCTTTGTCTTTATACATCTTAGTAGGGTGAGCTACGATAATAACAAGTACATCGTACTTTTTAGCAAAAGATTCAATCTTAGTCAAATATTCAAGAGTGTAAACATTCACATCACCAGAAGAACCTTTATCGTCTCTAACTTTATTAAATGGATCTATGACTAAACATTTAATTCCCTTGCGTTTCACAAGCTCAGCACCCTTGCGAAGAACAGCGTCAAGAGTATATCTATCCATATCAATGAAGAAAAAACTATCATTGACGTGTTCAGTTACCTTCTGCCATTGATCTCCTCCAATATCAGCAGCCGTTGGCATATCTTGCCATATCTTACGCATTAGCTTATGAGCGTGAAGATACGTTGGAGCATTTTCTGGAGAAGCGTACGCTGTCTTCCAACCGTATAGATTGTTATAGCCAACACACATCTGATCTACAAAGTCTGACTTACCACTTGATGGTATTCCAGTTACAGTTATAAATTGACCAGTGTATGTACTGAATATCTTGTCAAAGTTTGGTAAACCAATCTGAAAGCCTGGCTTAAAACCATTGCGAACAAAATCAGTGATATCACCTTCTATATCTTTTAACGTTGTTACGTTTTCTAGAGGTACTGGCTTTGCTTTACTTATAGCTTCTTTAAGAGCTTTTTGTCCGTACTTTATTAAGTATTCATTAGCATCTTTACAGTCTTCGAAGTTTACCATGTAGCAAACCTCAGCGCCTAGACGTCGTATTAGCTCTTGCTGCAGCGCTTGACCAGGTTCGTCTGAGTCTACTGCTATGATAATTTTCTCTTTATCTAAGAAATAATCAATACAGTTGTCTAAGTAATCTAAGTTATTATGGTTGAGCGTAGCGCCGTTTGGCACGGATATGGCATTATTAACTCCAGCTTCGTGCAAAGCTAAAACATCCATTTCACCCTCAACTATAACACAGCTATTTCTACCAACAGTGTTATCTATGTTGTAAAATACTTTCTCAGCTCCTTTATATAGTTTAAAGTTTTTTCTGCCGTCTCTGTATTTTATGTTTACAAGTTCACCACCAATAAAATAGTTGAACTGTATTGTGTTTTCTTCTTTGCCAGTTTGTGGCATGAACTCAACACCTTCTGTAACTTTTAGATCAACAAGTGTTTTAACAGATATACCTCTATCAGAAAACCACTTTGCTATTTTATCGCCTACTGGAGCGAAATATTCTACTTGAAATGGCTTGACATATTCTTTTTGTCTTTCGCCCTTTCTTTTAAATGTATGAAGTTGAAATACCTCGCTACAGTTGTGGCAAGTGCCAAGTCCTGTTTCCCAATCATATGAGGCGCACTTTTTGTCTTTATTACCATCCTTTCGGTCAGCGGAGCACAGGGGACAAATCCCCTGCGTCGCGCCGGCCTCAAGTTCGTATTGATTAAACTTATCAATAGCGAAACCATTAATTTCAGTGTCCTGGATCTGCATTTTTAAATGCGAAATGTCATTTGTTAATTAGAAGGGCAAATCGTCGTCAGCAACCTCTACTTTTTTCGGCTTTGGCTGAGGTCTCTGTCCTCCGCCTTGAGAAGGCTGCGGTACATCACCATTTGTCCAAACGATTTTCGCATTTCCAAGATAAACCTTTTGTTCTTTAGCTTCGCGCTCTTCTTTAGATTGCTCAACTGTAATAGAACCGTGATTTCCGAATTTGTCTTCGGCATCGTTAATTGTGATCGTCAAAGGCAAGTATTTACCCTTCTTACCATCAATTATTTTATCCTTAGGGATACTGTTTAAGTTAATACTAGCTTTTAGAATAACGGCCATTTTGTTTTTGTTTACAAGGTTTCATTTATCAGATATTGCTTTTTGTCGAATGAGTCATCCATAACAAAAAGTTTGTAGTTAGCTATTGCAGCTTCTACTTTTTGCCTTCCACTTTCTAAGAAAGCATCAGAACAGTCAAACACGCCCAGGACGTTCGTGCTCTTGTCAATGGCGATGAATATCATATCATAGCCAAAGATTTTTTTATATATATAAGCTTGTGAGTCGTAGTTATATTTCTTAGCAGAACGTCTAAACTCTTTGATATCAGACGTCGTTTTAAGATCTACAATAGCTTGCTGATCGTGGTTTAATATATCAGCTTTACCCTTAAACATTACACCATCTATCTCTGTAATTCCGGGCACTTCGTAATCAATATTCGAAAACCCTTCGCCTCTAATTAAGAACCTACAGATGTCGTTTTCTAATATGGTGTCACGCATTAAATGAACCATATCAGCCTCGTGTTCTAACAGACATATCTCACCATCGCTGATGTCTTTGTATATCTTCGTGTTTCTATTAGAAGCTTCTACAATTTTGAATTTATCTACCTTGTCCGGTTCTAATATAAGAGTGTGGAAATATCCACCTACAACCATTGGTACAGTTTTCTCCTTTGGAGTACCGTAACTAATTGGATCGTTAATTAGTGTATCAATGTCAGAATTACTGACAAATTTTCTACCAAACTCTCCGTAGTAGTTTTCATCGTCTCTAAGCAGTTCAATAATCTGCTCGTTAGTGTACTCTGCCATTTTACTTAGCTATTTTAAGCAATTCTGCTTCAACTTCAGGAGTAAGCTCATATTTAGCTTTGATAGCTTCAATAGAACCACCGTCACTCAAATACTTAACTGCTTTTTCATATTGCTTATCTGTGGTTGATAATATTGCAAACTTAGTTGGTGCCACTGATGTTTTACCGTGTGAATTAGTTGCATCGGCATCGGCAGTGTCATCAATGAGCAACAAATTACCAAGCGCATACTTTTTACCATATGATGATGCTGAACCAAACGCTTGTGGTACTTGCATACCTTTCTGTGCTAGATCTACACCAACAACGGCTGTTGCTTTAATAGTTTGTTCTCCGTCGCTTATCGATGCAGTTGAGACCAAGATTGGTACAGCGGATTCAGTAATAATAGTTTCGTTCACTACGAAATAAACGCCATACTTAGCATTAATTGGTTTTAGTGCTTCAAGGATGTCTTCAGCGCTTCTGTAGTTGTATTTACCGAAGCTATTGTATCTACTTTTCTGAGCTTTGAACTCCTCTTGAATAGCAGATAACTTTGATGATAAAGTCATAGGTTGTTGTTTTTTAGTTATTTAAACAAATATACAAACAAATTTTGAAGTATTATAAATGGTCTAATATTTGGGAATGATCTGTGTTTGCAATTAGTTTATCTATGGCGTCTTTTTTTATTTGGGACACCCTAACGTGAGCTGTTTCTACAAATATTCCTATTTTTTCAGCTATCTGTTTGGCATTGTGTTTTTCACAATCAAGACCATAGCTTAATCTAAGGACTTCATATTCTCTATCGTTAAGGTTCTTTTTCAAAAGACCCATTAGATAAGTATTAAGTATGTCTATATTATATGGCTCTGATGAGTCTGGTATGTCGTAGATATAGTTGTCGTCCACATTTGGTTGTTCATCAACAGATAAGAATATGCTATTGAAGAACATTGCAACCATTTCTTTGTCTTTTCCACTGTCTTTTCTGATTTGGTTGATTTTGTGTTCGGGTATGCGTATATCACCTCTGTTTTTGTCGATGGCTCTACGTATTGCACCTTTGATTCTCTTTGATAAGAACGATATGATTGTTTTTTCTTTGTCATCGCTTCTTTCTACTTTTTCCCAATCTATTTTATCAACAGCAGTAACCAAACCAATGTTGCCTTCCTGTATTAGGTCTTCTATGTTGAGAACGCCTATTGCTTGCTGTGTAGTAGTAAACTTTCTAGCAATGCCTTCTACAAGAGGTAAGAACATTGTTATAATGTCATCTCTATGTCTAGAATCTCTATCAACTCTAGATAAAAAGAATTCTACATCTTTTTTGTATTTAACGTAATTCGTTATGTTGTACTTTTTCATAATCCAAGTTCAGTAATTGTTTCTCTTTTTTGAGATCATCACTGATGTTTCTATGAATAGTACGAACAGAACACTTTAACACCTCTGATAATTTTGAAAATGTAATTTTCTCATTATTATCATGTACGTAAAGCATAGCATCATATATATCGTCTTCGTTTATTTTTTTACTCTTACCGATAATACTTCCAACTATACTTAGTTTTTCAGTGATAGATAACCCACAGCCTTCCTTGAATATAATCTTTCTGGATTTATTCTTAGGAGAGAGTTCGAAGTCATATTTGATTAAGTCTTGGATTATATTATGTTTTACTTCTTCACTCGCTGTAAAAGTAATAAAACCATTTAACTTATTTGATAAAAATTCTAATATTTCTATTATCTCACTGAATTTTCTACTTGGATTCAAATAAAGTATAACAAGCATGTGCCATTTTAATGACTTATACGATGTTATCCTAGCCTTGCTTCTAAATAGATCGTAGCATTCATTGGTGCCGTTTTCGTAATAATAGCCCCAAACAAATTCTTGTGTGTAGGTATCGTTAATAGGATTCCTCCTATAGACGATGCGTCTATTATTAAGGAATTCTAAATTTCGATCTGGGAATTGTGACATTTGCCCCCTACTATATTTTATCTATAACCCTAATGTCACAGTTCTTGTTTAAGATACAGTGTTTGGTTATTAATTTGTTTCACAAATTTATTAAACTATATTCAACCAAATATCACTTCGTAGTTCTTTTCTGCGATTTCGCGCGTTGTGAACATTGATGCGAACTTTATTAAAGACTCTTTTTCGTGCCAAGATATGCGCTCAAATGCATCGTGTATAGCATTCTCAGCATCAAGCCTGTCCATCTTAGGTAACACATCGTCTTTTATGAAGTCAGTCATTTTTTTAATACTTGTGGCTTCTCCAAATTTGTATTTAACCTTGCACCTCTCATATGAGTCAACTGCTTTTTTATATAACTCTTTATAATCATCGTAAAGCATTCTATCGTCGTGTGTTCTTATATAATAAAGAATCGTTGAGTGGTCCATGCGCAATTGTCTGCCAAGTTCAGTTGGACCAACAATTTTAAATAGAACGTTGCTTATTGCTATTTTAGGAAGAACTATATCTCTACGTCTAGATCTAATAAGTGGAGCATCGATGTTGAAATAAAAATCTTGTATTGTTTCTTTTGCTATTGTTACGTATTTCATGTTGTCAATGTTTTAATAGTCCAACTTTTATATTGTTATTGAACCATCTGGTTGCATATAAATCGTGTTCTGATGCGTTAATATATTCGTCGCGTTTCATCGCGTCTAATGACGAAAAAATAACGGCATGCCTGTCTTTTGTTACATCTATATATTCTTTTTGTTTACCACTAGTGCTGAATATTATATCAAAGTTTTCTGGTATTAATTCAGAATTTTGTTTTATAAGCTTAACACTATTTGTGTAACTGTAGAACCGGATGTTTGGAAATTTATTTGCTATGTCTATCCATTTCTTTAAATAATTAAAAGAATAAAAATCACCAGAGTCATGTACTCTAACGTAAGAAGGATTTTCATAGGTTATATGTGACGACATGACTTCAACAAAATCATCTTTAAGAGTAGCACTGTATCTTTCTTCGTATGCTTTAGAAGGATTTTTGTATTTATAAGTTCCTTTCCTAGCATAACAGAACTTGACGCAGTCGCCAGCAAATGGACATGTTACTTTGCCAGTTACAGACTTAAACGCTGGTATACCAAAATTTAATATGCGCACACCAAAATGTTTTGACGTACGCAGCATTTTAGAATTCTGTGATAATAATTTCATAATTGTATTATCAACGAAGTGTTGTTGTTTTGTTGTGTGGTTATGTGTTTTTCTCAAACACAAACAATATGTTTTCCCAAGCTTTTATTTCAAACTCTAATCTAGCTATAGCGGTTTCTTTATACTTGTTTTTGTTTATCAATGGATTATAACTAGAGATCGTATCTGATAAAACAATTTTGTGATCAGATATATTTTTCATTATTAACTCTCTAGAAACAGAATCAATATATTGTTTAGAATATTCTATCGTTTCTATATCTAGTTTCATTGTGTTTCTACTATTAAACTTAAAGCTTTTATATAACCATTCCAATACGCTGTTTCTTCAGTAAGACCCCTATATTTACAAACATTGCGGTTGTACTTAGCTTTTCTGTATTGCTCAATTATTATTTTCTCATTTTTCATCGTTAAGACTATTTATATAATCTTCATAACGTAGGCACTCGGCACACACCCATTCATCTTTAGTTGGACTGTTTTGTAAAATCTTTCTGTACACCTCATTTGGTGAGCCGCACCTATCGCATCTAATACTGTTCTCTAATCCGTATGGATTCCAATCAGCATTATCCTTGAAGTCGCTTGACACCTCTACGTACCATAGACCGAAGTCAAAGATGATAGACCAAGCTACGTTTGGGTATCGTAACCACGTTACACCAATAGCAAACTGGTCAACGTATTTTCCTTTGCTAATTTTCATTGTCAGATTTTGTTTGGTTATTCGGATTTTCTCCGAGTTGAGGTTCATTTTTTGACAACTCTACGATAAAGTCAGCGACCTTCTCGCACTGCTGCTTGTTTAGGAAGTAAAGGCTGTTAGAATGGAACGTATGACGAATCTTATCGTACACCAACTTCTTTATCAGCGCCCACTTTTCTTCTTCTGTTCTCATTTGTACTTGCGTATTACTTCAAAGGTTCTCTTAATGTCAGAATCAAGATGTGGTTTTTGTTCTGCTCTCACAGGATACCAAGCAATAGTATAACCGTGGTTTGCATTCCAGTCTTCTTTCTTCACTCTGTTCCCGTTGACGCTGTGCAGATATATCCAAGGGATGTTACCCATCAGCTCAAGCTTAATGCCGATACGCTTCATACGATTGATGAAGATGTCAACCTCGTTCATTTCTCGTTGGTTTTGTATTCTTTATCAAAAGAATCTGCAATCTGACGGGTGGTCAAATCTCCGTACTTGAAAGCGAAGTCAACCATCTGCTCCTTCTCCATTTCTTTGGCTTTAATTAGAATATCATTTGCGTCTGTAAATTCTGATTTTCCATAAAGAAATTTTGATAACTCAATGTGTTGCCACTCTACTGCTGTCTGTTTCATTTCTCGTTTGTTTTAAAGGTTTCATTTAATAGTTCTGCTAAATCTTGGGCATCTTCTCCGATAGACCCAATTATCTTTCCGTCTACAAGCACGTTGTATCCGTATTCATCACAACATCCGTCTCCGCAGGTGTGCCAGTATGGTTGAAGTTCTATTTTCATTTCTGCTTAGCGTCAAAGTCTGAATACTTCAGCCCCCACATTACATTGAACCAGCGCATCTCCTTCTCTGCATAGACTGCTCGCATCTTGAGTTCCTTCATAAGGTACTGCTTACCCCACTCCTTCAGTTCCTCTCCCTGCTCAAAGGTCATAGTGTACTTCTGAAACCACTTGTCTACGCCACGGATGTCGTCGTAGGTTACGTCGTGTCCAGCAATATCAAACATCTTATTGATGATGTCAACGATTGCCTTCTCTTTCTTTTGTTCTCTTGTTAGTCGTTTCATTCTTCAGTGTTGAAATAGTTAGACGTGCTACACTCCTCACACAACCGCTTGCCCTGCATCACAAGACCGAGCTTTGGTGTATGTGTAGTCACCTTCTGGCAGTGTAAGCAGAACTGCTTACCTCGTTTGTGGATTGCGTCTTGTTTCATAATGTGTGTTTAAATGCACAAAGTGTGTAGGTTTTGTGTGATTTATTACACATTATCCTCAATTAGAATCTCCCAATAGTCGTCGTGTTCAACGAACCCATTAACAATTCCTTGTAGTAAATACAGCGACATATTAGTGCCCAAGGATATAAATGGTCCGCCGCTTGGGTCAACAAATATAATCTTGTCGTCATCATTCCACCCGTAGCGCGTGTACTTGAAGTCTCCCTTCCAGTCGATGTTGCCGTTCTCGTTCTTTTCAAACGTGAACTCGTCTTTATATCTGTTAGTGTACTTAATCATTGGAATGTTTGAATTTTAGCATATACTTCTTTTAGTTCAGACCAAGTACCTAAGTACGTAATTGCTCTAACTTTTCTGTTGTCAATCCATACGTATTCTTGTCCGTCTTTGATGCGTGGTTTATCCATCACTAATCCATGATACTTGAATCCGTGGTCACTCAACCATTTTTCTGTAACGGCACGGTCTTTTGATTCTCTTGCTGTGAAAAAAGTTATAACATTACCATCTTCATACCACTTGTTTATGATTTTTAAAGCGTTGTCATAAACTTTAGCGTATGGGAACAAATGACTTTCTTCATTTTTAATGTCATCGCATATTGTTCCGTCAATATCAATTAAGAATACTTTATTCATTTTGTTTTTACTTGGCACCCCTGACAGGAATCGAACCTGTAACCTACGCATTAGAAGTGCGTTGCTCTATCCAGTTGAGCTACAGGGGCATAATAGTACGCTCGGTGGGACTCGAACCCACGTGTGACCAGTTACCCTTTCTACAAGGTATAAGCTTGAGGGGATACGAGCGTTTATGCTTTAAAACTCAGGATGTATATCGCTATCATTTAGCGAATCGTAGTGTTCTCCGTTGTTTCCATTGCGTAGTATGATCATCATACGTTGCTCTGCTTCTTTTTCTTCTTCGTCAATCTCAATTTGTTGGAATTGCGCGTGTACTGCGCAGGCATTGACTATGTATTTCTGGTCGTCTCCAGGGTCGTCGTCAAGTATCACATTATTGTTCATTGTTCCCAATATATGAATTTGTAACCATCAGTATTATTAGATGCTTTGTTTTTCGATCTATCAATCATTGATTTACGTTCTAGCCATCTAGAATACATTTTAGCAACTACTGCATCTCTTTGTCTTTTAAATGGATAGTATTTTCTAACCTTAGCATTAGCTATTCTTAAAAAGTCATTCATCTGCTTGTCGTCCATCTCCTTCTTCTTGTTTAGTGTTGTAAAGCATACTGCAAAATAAAATATATGTAGCTATTTTATTATAAATATACTCAGACGGTAGACCATCGTCTTTGTCTGACTTTATAACATTTATAGCAAATTTAGCTGCTAGTTTTTCAACAAACACGCTAGCAGCCTCTGCTCCGAATTGTTTATGTACTTCATAAACGCTCTTGCCTATATCTAGAGGGTTTATTTCACTTATGTTAAAGTCTTCCTGATCCATTGTAATACTGCTCAACTATGTTTATTGCCCTGTCCATAGCTTGTAAGTTGGCAGTGTGCACGTTTTTGTTTTTGAGCATCCATTCAACGAATTTAGCGCTTTTAGAAATACTTTCTGCAAGTTTATCTTGTTTCATAATTAATGTTGTTGCCAAATCATCATTGTTCCTGGATCATACCACTCGAAATACCAACCGTTTTTTTCAACAAGTTCGTTGATTTTTGGATGTACGCCAAATGTGTTGTTCCAAGTATCACTATAGTAATCGAAGAACTGTGGAGTGTAATCTGCAGCTAACCAAATGCCTTGATTTTCTACTTTGTGACCATAAAAATCAGATGCGGTACCACACACTTTAAGACCTTTTTCCGAAAGCAGGTCCATTAATTTACTAATATCAGTAGCCATTTTCGTCTAAATAAGCTTGAATTAATTCTTCTAACTTGTTAAAAAACACAATGTTAGAACCGTTTTTATCCACGATTAACGCCTTTGAACCTATAGATAGGCTAATTGCATTTACATAAGCATCCCAGCCTGCTTGAGCGCCAGTGCCAGATTCGTAGTCTAATTCTGCTGGAGAATATTCTGCAGATCCGAACACATCAACTTCAATGTGATCGTTAAAAGGCATTAGCCCAGTTAATTCTATTTTTGACATTTAGCTGTTGTTTTATGTATTATCAAACGGTGATCGTTACTTGGTTGTGAGGTAAATGTTTTTATTGATCTTACGGTTGTGTGAAATGCTCCACTTGTGTTCATTTGCAGTCACGTAGTCAAGTATGTATAGCAAACGATCCTTACGGCTGAGAATCTTTACAACCTTACCATCTATACGCGGGTTGATTGGATAGTATTGGTTTGAGAAGTTTTTACCAATGTTGCGTTGGCGTATTACGTTTCCAGCAAGTGTTTCACTGATTGTGAATCCATATCGCGTTTGCCAATATGTACTACCGTTGTTAAGGTTTTTCTTCGGAGCAACAGGTGTTAAGCCAGCGTCAATAAGCTTTTTCCAAGCGTTGCCTTCTGATTTGATTTCGTCATAGACAATAGTGAGTTCGTAGGGTTTATTTGTCTTTTTCATTTTTTTCTGATTTTTTATCTAGGTATTTTGACAATAAGAATACTGATACTAAAAACAATAGGAATATTGAAAACGGTATAATCTTGTTTACTACAGTAAGATACTTGAGCATTTTTTATTTCTTTTTAATCTATTTAATCCGCTGTCTTTTAGTTGACGCGCTTTTTCATCTGGAATATCTAATTCCATAGCTATTTGCTTAATAGTCTTGGCATGTTCAAACGCGCCTAAATACATTGACACAACCTTGAAGTGCATTGGATTTAAAACCTTCTCTGCAGTTTTCCAAAACAGATTTACTGTAGACTCCTGTGTTATATCTTCATCTGGTTGTGCGTAGGTTGTGTTAGGCAACACATCAGATATTGTAGTTGATGATTCATCTCCAGACAGCGTAGCGTCGCTAGACGTCATCTCTGCGGTGTGGTTGAACATGTCTAAAACAAAACTCTCTTCAACGCCAAGATGTTCTGCAATCTCAAAAGGTTCTGGTTCTCTAAACAGTTTCTGCTCGAGCTCAGACGATGCCTTGCGTATCCTATTCATATTGGCATTCCTATTGCCTGGCGTGTATATCTGCTTTGACTTAGTGTCAATTGAGTGTAGTATACTCTGCCTGATCCACCACACGGCGAACGATATGAACTTAAAACCTCTTGTTGGATCGAACCTGTCAACAGCCTTAATAAGGCCGATGTTGCCTTCTGATATTAAGTCTTCAAGCTTCATACCAGATACTTGATACTGCTTGGCGACAGATACAACAAACCTTAAGTTTGCGCGCGTTAGTTTTTCTTTTGCAACTGGATCCCCTGTTTCGTAAATGATTTTAGTTAATTCAAATTCTTCTTCTGGCGTTAATAGTTTTTCTTTAGAAAGCTCTAAAAAGTATTTATCTATTGATTTGCTTTCGCGTTTAGTAATCTGATTGGCGATCTTAAGTTGGCGCATTAATCTAAAAGTTCTGGATAAAATTCTCGGATAGTCATCTTATCCATTTCATAATATGGCGATGACAAGAAATCAAACAACTGTTGCTTTGTGCCCGTTAACAAGGCTATGCCGTAGTTGGTTTTACAGGCGATATTAAACTTGGCACATAAAGAAACAAACTCTTGCTCTGGACCAACGTAGTCTAGATCAATAGTTAAAAGTTCTTCTTGCATTAGTAAACGTTTTTAATAAGTATTCTTTGGTGCGAACTACCGTCCCATTCGACTTCATAGCCTGCGGTTTCAAACGTACGGCGGATTTCTTCACCGTCACCAGCCCACGCGATGTATAGGTTGTTTGTATCTCTAAGATGAGACTTGTCTTGTGCGTGGTAGAAAACAACCTTTTGCTCTTTGCCTTCTGGCACGGCACTCCATCCGCACCCCTGGCAGCACATGAAGTTTTGCCTAGCGAAGTACCCTAGTTTACGCAGTTCTTTAAACACTGCGGTTAATTGGCTATTGTCAACACTATAGCGATTGCTGTATCTCGTCGAGCGCCTCATAGTTGATGTCTCCGTTTTGGTTAATGATGTTGTTTTCAATAAGTGCACTAGCGGCGCGGCCGTAAAAGCCTTGTAGTTGCCAAGCCATACCCGTGCGGATAAGGGTTGAGAACATATTTATAGTGCTAATGTCATCTAGTTCGCCGTTTTCAAAGGCGATAATGTTGTCTAAAGAGAAGTTGTCTTGCATTGTGGTCGTTGTTGATGTAACCAAGAGGCGCTACAGACGTAACGCCCCGTGGTACATTATTATCAACTACTTTGACGTAACGCCATCGTGAAGATTAAGAGATAATGCTGAAGTACGTACCGTGACCTGGGCGCTCAACAATATGTTCTTCGCCTTCGATTACAAACTTAACTCGCTTGCAGTCTGCAAAGCCGATCTCACGTCGCTCCATTGCTGTTGATGAAGCGTGACCATTTCTGATGTAAATCTTTTGATCTGTTTCGTGTGTATTTGTGTCAACTGTAAAGCTATCACCAAAGTTGTGCCATTCTTTTTCTGGTTGCTTGTAACCACCTTCTTCAAGAACAGAGATTACAACTGGTCGTTGATCATCTGTAGCAGCCAATATCATTTTTTCTGCAAACTTCTTGGTGATATGAACTTCTTTTGTGAACGGACTGTTGTTCTCTGCGATTTGTGAACTGATCTTTTCTTTCCAGTCAGAGCAAGCTACATCGTAGATTTTACCAATGCTTTCACGCTTTAGCTTAATCATACTTGAGTCATCTGCTAGCTCTAACCAACGGGCGTTGCACCACATATTGTCGTCTTCGGCGAAGCTTACTCGCGCGGTTTCGTCGCTTGGGTCTACGATGATTACTTCGCCAGTTTTGCCAAGGTATTCGCTACTAATGACACCAACGCCTGGACCTTCTGTAAGGTTAACTACTTTTACTTGTTGTCCTTCTTTGATTTCGTGGATTTTCATAAAAAAATAAAATTAAGGTTAAGTGAAAATTAAAGGTTATAACTAGTGTGTATAGCAACTACTGCTGCGGGAAAAACTTATCTGTATTGCGTTTGACATATTCTAGCCCAGCGATGAAGCCGACGTCAAAGATGCGCATCATCTCTTCTTGAGAACCAGCGAGTTCAGTGAACTCAAGGAACTGTTTGTCATCGGAGAATGATACGTAGATGCTGGCCATCTCATTCATTAGCCATTGCTGCATTAGTTGTTCTTGCTCAGTCATAGTGCTGTTGTTTTACATAGATATTATCAATGCGCTTGCGTCGCGCGATCGTGAGGACGAAGGCGGAAGTAGTTATCCGCTGTTCCACGGTTAACTACGTCAAACACGACCTCGCCAGTATTGACGTTCTCAATACAAATGCGGAAATAGCCTGAAAAACCAATCTCAAAGCATCTATACTCTGGACTACTAGATAAACCATTTCGGATGTATAGATTGTTGCCGCTGTGCATTTCTAAGTCTATATTGTAGAAACGCTTTTTAACCAATCGCTTATGGTACTTGTTATCCGTGATTGTATCCAAGAATTTACTGACTACGCTGTACTTGCCCCAATGGTGCATTAGTATTTCGTAGAAAACCCAGTCTTTAGGATCTGGGAAAACGTTAAAAACATCGTAACTAAACAGTCTACCTAAAAAGTCTTTCTTGATGTCTAGTTTATCTTCAAGCGGGATCATAGACATGTCAATAGCTTCAAAGAAATCACCTAAATGCTCTTGCAAATCTTTAGGGTTCTTAATCACGCTCTTACCACTAAGTGGCCTGATGAAGATGCGGTACTCATCTCGCTTACCAGACGTGGTGAACGCAGCGCCATCGGTTTGGTACACCATAGTGAAGAAGTCTAAATCATACTTGTTAGACACAAGCAAACCACCGTTCACCTCTGTGAGTGCATCGTTGCCGTAAAGCTTAAATTCTTTGCCGAAGTGATAGCAACCACCGTTGAGTAGTTTTTTGAACTCAACTTCTTTGTCGCCAGCGTAGTTTTCGATTAAGAAGTCAACCTCTTCCTCGCTCAAGTGAACCACATCCATAAACACATTAGAACCAGCCATATCTTCAAACTCTCGGCGAGCCTTGCCTGGCAAATCAAAGTAGAACGGCTTTAACTCATCCAGTTCTACGTAAGTTATTTTTTCTTTCATAGGTTTTTAAGTTAAATGTTAGGGCGACTGCCTAGGGCTAACTACAAGTGCAACCTTTAATCCATCGGTGAAGCCAAATGCACCAGTAGAAAATACCCTAAGCAATCTGGTCTAACCCTTGGCTCCACCAATTTTCTTAATACTACCGATCATAGCCCATCCGATGATAAATCCAGACATAGACGAGATAACGGCGTTATAATCTTCAACCATACCCTTGTTATCAGGGTCAATGTCAAGCTTGATACCGAACTCGTCATTAAGCATTTCTAAAAGCATTTCAAACGCAATAGAACTCTGTGCTTCGACCTCGGTGGTCATAGACTCTAAGTGCTTCTCAAAGTCTTCGTAGATAAATGAATCTTGCATACTAATTATTTTTTAGGCATTGTCTTATACCAAACATTCTTGTAAACCATATTGAACGCCAGTGAACCGATGTAGCCATCTAAACCTTGGCGCTTGTACTCATTGTACATAGCTTCGTGCATACCCGTTATAGTTGTAGCGTTGAAAACGCCTGACGGGTTTAAATCATCAAAAGTCTCAAGCAACACACCGACTAAAGCGGAGCGTAAGCTATCAATACTAGGTTCGTGGGTTTGTAGCATAACTAAGTTGTGTTTTTACATAGATATTATCGTCTGTCTTGCGTCATAAGATTGTATAGTTGACAACTACACCATTTTATGGTTAAAGCTCGTTAGATTCAACTACAGCCGTGCTAAACGATGCGGCAAGGATAACTAGGCCAAGCACAACCCGCACGTTCTCATCAATAGCATAGTAATCCATTGACCCAGTAAACAATACATAGAAAAAGTAAATAACAAACCAAAATAAAACCGATGACACAATAAGAACACCAATAAACCGAACGAGTGAAGTGATAACTTCCATAATCAAGGTGGATAAAGAGTTAAAGTGAAAAAAACTAAGAGGAGGTTCAAAACCCTATCTCACACTAAGTGAATAGGAAATGTCACCAAACTAAGCTGAAAAAACTGTGACATTTGCCTTATAAGTAGTATATAGTAACGGGCTATTGTCACACTTTTGGCGGAGTTTAAGGTTACTGGTAATGTCACCAGGTGAACCTCAAAAAAACTGTGACATTAGCCTTATAAGTAATAGATAGTAACAGGCTATTGTCACACTTTTAGTTTACTCTGCTATGAAGGTCAAACCTTGGCAGGTAAAGAAGTCGCTCTCACTTGTCTTGAAGGTTTTAGGTAGCTCGTTGAGCCTGTGACCTTCGTAAGTTTTTCCTTTGTACTGTAACTTGATACGGCGACTGTCGCCTGAATAAAAGAATTTTAGGAACATACCTGAGGATTTAAGGTTTAGGGTGATCGCACTGATCATTTGTATTATCAGACGCGGTGTGTATTAGGATTGTGTATAGCAAAAAATAAAAGGAAAAAAGGCACCCGAAGGTGCCCTTAATCCTTACTTCAATGCTTCTCGCACGAATTTAGGTAGGTTGTTACTATTAGTGTAATTCCCGTATTTATTAAAGCAAGGCATTGCTTCAAACTTAGCTTTAAACAGCTCGAACACTTTATCGTGGTCGTAGGTCATTTCTTCACCTTTAGTATTCTTAAAAGTGATAGTTAAACCTTTGCCGAGCATATTCTTGGCAATTACAAAGCGATTCTTGGTGACTGAGGTTGAGGTAGACATAGGAATGAGGTTTTAGACTGAGCGTCGATGCTCATCGTTATTATCCAATAGAGACTGTTTTAGGATTGTGTATAGCAAATTAAAAAGAAAAAAAGAGGAGCTTTCGCTCCCCTTAGTCACTTCAAAGCCTCTCTGATAAACTTTGGTAAGTTATTACTATTCGTATAGTTTCCATACTTATTGAAGCAAGGCATCTCATCGAACTTACTCTTGAACATCTCGTATACCTTGTCGTGCTCGTAGGTTACTTCCTCACCTTTGGCATTCTTGAATACAATAGTCAGTTCCTTACCAATCATATTCTTGGCGATCACGAAACGGTTCTTGGTTACTTGTGGCATAATAAGTGGTGTTAGACGTAAGCTTTAGTGCTTACATAGGGATTATCCATAGGAGCTCGTTAGAATCTTGTGTATAGCATACATAAAAGAAAAAAAGGGACCGAAGTCCCTCGTCTTACAGCATACTCGCCATATCTCTTACGAACTTAGGCAAGTTGTTACTGTTGGTGTAGTTACCGTACTTAGCGAAGCATGGCATCACTTCAAAGCGAGACTTGTTTGCCTCATACACCTTATCGTGATCGTATGTACACTCTTCGCCTTTGTGGTTAGTGAATGAGATGATGATTCCTTTACCTAGCATGCTCTTCGCGATAACGAAACGCTTCTTGGCTACTGGTGCTGGGGTGGGGGTGGCTGTCTTAGACATGATTAGAGGATTTAAGTTAGACATAGGTATTATCCATGGCAACTCGTAAGGATCTCGTGTATAGCATAAACAAACAATACCCTAAACATATTCAGAAACAATACACCAGCAGTCGCATCAACACTCAGTCAGTGGCGTAAAAGGCCTAAACCATATAGGTAAACGGTAAATAGGGCCCAGGCCCGGGTTTACAGATTGACTTTCCTAAACAGGGGCTTCCTCTCCCCGGAGGGGGCCAACACCCAACTTCTATACATCTAACAAAAAAAATACACCTCACCTCTATACATCTAACAACTAAATTAGCATTAATGGGAAGTCTTTAAATGTGATAGTGATAATATGGCAAAACAAAAGTTATCTGCGCAGGCATTGCGCGACAAAAGAGCTAGGGATTTGGCAGAGGCAAAGAGTCCGCGTAGGACTCGGATGCGTGCTGAGAACCAGAAGAAGCGCAGGGACGCTGAGAAGGATGGTCAGGACGTTGATGGAAAAGACTACGACCACAATTCTAAGCGCTTTGTGAGTGTTAAGACCAACCGTGGAGGCCACGGAAGGGGTACAAAAGTGTATAATACTAAGAGGTAATGGCAAAGAGTGCAAAAAAGAGGGTTTTCAATGCTAACGGAATCAAGAAGGTTGACAAGACTAGGGTTTCAGTTGGGTTGAAGAACATCGAAATCATAAATAAGCTGTCGCTATGATGCGTTTTTCTGCGTTTCTGGTAGTTTTACTGCTCTCGGGGTGCTCAGCACAATGGCACCTAAAGAAAGCTGTTAAAAAGGACCCTAGTTTGCTTGACAAAAGCATCGTCACCGTGGTTGATACGGTGCTGATTCCTGGTGTTGAGGTGCGCGATACTGTTAGTTTCACTAACACGGACACCATAGAGATCGTTAAGGACAACTTTCACGTTCGTTTGGTGAAGGTGCGTGATTCTATTTTAGTTGACGGTGGGTGCAAAACTGATACTATAGTGCGCAAGGTGTCTGTCCCTGTTGAAAAACTTGTGTACAAAGAGAAAAATACTTTCTTTGATAAGGTAAAAAGCCTTTCGTTCTATGTGATAGTTGTTATTATACTGGCTTCAATAGTTAGAAGGTTGATTAAAAGTGTTTGGTGGTATGAAAGACTGGGTAAATAAACTACTTGCAGTAGGAGACGATGTTTCATCTAAGCGTGTCATCGGTGTAATTGGGGCTTTGGTTCTTTTTGGCACTATGATAGCTAATAGCTTTTCACCTATTGATATTGCACCCAGTAAAGAACTAGTTGAAGCGGTTGAGTACATAACAATAGCGATGTTCTTTGGAACAGCTGTTGAAAAATTTGCAAATAAAAAATAATGCACGTAGCAGACGTAATGGAAGATAGAGGTTTAAAAAGGGTAGTTAGTATATTTAAGTACAGTGATAGTGAACCCAATGAGGTTTTTACGTCAATACTACATACGTTTATACTACCAGCGGCGCTTTACACAGAGATGTTTTCTTCTCCAATACTTTGTATTGTATCTATGTTTTGTGGTTTATACCAGGGATACGCTGTTTTATGGCATGGTGGTATTTCCATACGTTCTAATGCTGTTAAAATTGCATTTTTGGTTGCCGTAGCTACTGTTTTGAATTACTGGATGGAAGGTATGCTACACGGCTCTAACATGGGCTGGCTATTGGTTTTGATTTTCTCTGGTTGGAATATCATAAGAGTAGAAAACCAAAAACACATTAATGAACTAAAAAAGAAATACGCTAAGTAATGGACCTGGCTCAAGTTGTTATAACAGTTGTAACGGTGTTAGGCAGTGGTGCTGCCTTTCAGTTTTACACTAATAGGATGAAATTAAGCGCAGATGCTAAAAAAGATGAGCTAGCTAATAGTGATACGCATTTATACCGTGATGATCTTAAAAACCGTGTCCGTAACCTGGAGGAATTATTGGCTAGATCTGCTGATGAAAAAGATGAAATGCGTCAGCACATACTTAATCTAACTGCTGAGGTTCACTCGCTGCGTGTTAAGGTTGACTTCTTGGAGCGTGAGAATCAAGCACTAAAAATGCGTAAATAATGAAATTAAGTAAATATGTATCGCTTGCAGAGGTAACGCGTAGCGACACTGCAAAGCGCAGAGGCATCGACAACTCGCCAACCGAAGAGCATCTTGAAAACCTAAAGACTATATGTGTTGACATTTTTGATAAAGTCCGCGAGTACTTTGGTGTACCCATTTACATCTCTAGTGGATATCGCTCAGCCGCTTTGAACAAGGCCATCGGTGGTAGTGCTACGTCTGACCACAACAAAGGCTGCGCGCTTGACCTAGACCAGGACGGCCATGGCAACGGAGTAACCAACGCGGACGTATTTAACTTTATCAAGAACAACTTGGAGTATGATCAACTTATCTGGGAGTTCGGTTCTAGCAAGAACCCAGATTGGGTACATGTTGGGTACAGAAAGGGAAAGAATAGAAAGCAAACACTAAGAGCAATAAAGGACGCAAGTGGAAAAACAGTATATGCGCCGTTCAAGTAAGTTTTATATACAGCTTGACTATGATTTCATCATAAGCCAAATAGTAAGTGAAGCAAAAATAGAAACGGATAAAATAAAAGAAGAAAATGGCAAAGATAAAAGCACAGTCTGCTGTAACATTTAAGGCAAAACCAAAGGTCTCTAGACCTGGAGTACACGCTAAGACTAAAACTTCTAAAAATAAAGCGTCTAAAAACTACGCTAAACCATACGCGGGGCAGGGTAAGTAATTCTATTTTTAGTAAATTTGTGTAGTGTTACACAAAAAATTACTATAATGGAATACAATAATCCAAGTGAACTCATTAAAGAGTTGACATTCAGCGCCAGGGCTAGAAACAGAATGAAACAAGGCGTTGACAAACTAGCAGCCGCAGTTTCATCAACGTTGGGGGCCAGCGGAAAGTGCGTTATATATGAAGACGCTATGGGTAGACCCATTATCACTAAGGATGGTGTTACTGTAGCTGAGTCAGTTGTACTTAAAGACCCGCTAGAAAACATCGGCGCAACGCTTATCAAGGAAGCCGCAAAAAATACTGTTAAAGAAGCTGGTGACGGAACAACCACCGCTACGGTGCTTTCACACGCTATCCTTACGCACGCATACGAGATTATAGAAAACGAAAACCTTCGTGAACTAAAGAAAGGTATCGAACAAGCGACAAACGACGTGATTGACTTACTGGAGTCAGCCAAGGTGGAGGTATCTGGAGACATGCTTTACTCTGTCGCCAACATATCCACGAATAATGATTCAGAGCTGGCAAAAGTGATTTCAGAAGCATTCACAGCCGTTGGTAACAGCGGCGTTGTCCTAATGGAGGAGTCTGAAACAGACCTAACGCACGTTGAGATAGTAGACGGCGTACAGTTTGACTCTCCACTCAAGTCGCAGCACTTTATTACAGACGCGGACAAAGAAAAAGCCGTTCTGGAAAACCCATATGTACTTATCATGGACTCTAAAATTCCTAATATTAGGAGAATACAAGGAGTTCTAGAATTTGTAATCAAGCAAAATAGATCGTTGCTTATTATCGCAGACATCGAACAGCAGCCACTCGGTGCACTGTTGATGAACAAGGTACGCGGTAATATCAAGGTCAATGTTGTGGATCAGCCCGGCTTTGGACCAACGCGGCGTGATACGCTTGAAGACCTAGCTGCAATAACCGGTGCTAAACTCATTTCTGATGAACTGGGTGACGATATCGATTCAATATCTGTTGATGCGCTGGGAGAGGCCGTAAAAGCCGTTACGGATGGAAAAAACACCGTTATCACTGTTGAAGAGACGAGTGAACTGGTTAGCGAGCGCTTAGCGATTGCTGAGGTAAAACTTAAAAGCGAGCAAAATCCGTTTTTCAAAAAGAAGATCGAACAGCGCGTAGCAATGCTTAGCGGTAAGGTTGGTATTGTAAGAGTTGGTGCTAACTCTAAAATAGAGTTGAAAGAAAAGAAAGATCGTGTTGAAGACGCTATCTACGCTGTTAAGGCCGCTATTCAAGAAGGAATTATCCCAGGCGGTGGTATCGCACTACTTAACGCATCGGCAAAACTAAATAAAACTGGAAACTCCAATGGCTACAATGTAGTGCTTAACGCAATTATGGAGCCTTGGATCAAAATAATGACAAATGCCGACCTAAATCCAGAAGATAGGAAGTACAAAAAGATGAAGCCAGGTCAAGGCGTTGATGTAGTGACTGGAGAAATTGTTGATATGGTTGAGGCTGGTATCATTGACCCGCTACTAGTTACTAAGACAGCGCTGAAAAACGCGTCGTCAGTTGCCGCAACTATTATATCGGCAGACGCTGTTATCTCTAACGTTAGAATCGATTAATATGAGAGCAGTTAATTACTACCTGATAGTCAAAAAGTTGAAGCAAGAGGTCGTCAACGTTGGCGGCCTTGAGCTTAACGATGCACTTGCTGAGCAGCGTTATTTAAAGGCAGAAGTTATTTCTGCTGGAGATAAAGTTGATTTTGTCAAGGAAGGTGAAGTTGTATACTATGACCGTCACGCTGGACACGAAATAACTTTTGAAGAAAACGTTTATCAAGTCATCAAAGTCGGTGATATTGTAATAGTAGAATGAGGTTGAGTTCGCACGACATCCGCGATCTAAAGTTGTTCAAATACTATAGGTTAGTGAGAAAGTGGGCGTGTGATCAGAATGGCCTTAACGATGCAGATCTAGAATTACTTATGTATCTAGACTGCTTGGGTAGATTTAACCGAAAAGACTATATGGACGGAACGTATGCATATCGTTGGGATAAGCATCGTTGGGAACGCCTAAGATCAGAAGGTTGGATCTCCGTTTGGAGAGAACGCAATAGAACGACACAGAAGTACGCTATATATCAAGTTTCTCAAAAGGGTAAAAACCTTATAATGCGCATATACAGAATTCTTCTTGGTGAAGAAGATGTTACGCTAAGTAGTAGAAGCGTTTATTACAATAATAAGTCATACACCGCTAAAGTTAGAAACAAGGCGATAGATGACATGGTAAAAGACAAAGACAGATGACAAAGCCAATAACGCATAAGGCGAAAAACCACGAGAACAATAGAAGGATGATGAATCCAACTATAGTTATTGTAGATTTAGAGCCTGGCGTTGTAGCCGAGGCCAATATAGACGGAAGTATATACATAGACAGAAAAGCATCTCCTAGTAAGATGAAAGAAGCTGTGTCTCATGAGAAAGTGCATTTAAATCAGATGAGTAGAGGTGATCTTTCTTATGACTCACAAAACGTTTACTGGAAGGGTAAGATCTACAACAGAAACAATATGAACGAGGGCAGCGGAAGTCTTCCCTGGGAAAAAGAAGCATATAAAAAAGCTAAGAAATGAAAAGCAAACCAATTACTGCTAAAGCATCTCCGTTAAAGATTAAAGAGGAGAAATCAAAAAAGACAACCACTTCGTCAACCTCATATGAGACTGACGCAAGTGGAAACCTATTTAAGGTGGACCGCTCTGCGTCCGCTGGCGATGTATTAGCATCGGCCGCGCAACCATCTGGTGGCTCTAGCGTGCCTAAAGCCGCTGCTAGCGGATCTAAAACATCTAACCCAGACGCATACGTGGCCGGTTTGAAAAAGCGCTTCCCCGGAGCAACTGGTCAAGATCTTGTTCAAGCAGGTTATATATCTAGCGCATACGCTGATAGATTCCCAGCTAGCCAACAAGCTTCTAGTTCTTCGTCTTCTTCTACTTCATCTATGGAGTCAGAGACTAAAACTCCGGTGATGCGTCCAGCAGAACCCGGTAACGAAGGTATGACGACCGATACTCGTTGGAACTGGCAGCAGAAGAACATCAACAGAACGCAGCAAAGCCAGCGTAGATCTAACCGCAAGCAAGCTCGCGCTGACATGAAGTACATGGAGTCTCAAGGTCTTGTTGAAAGAACCGGAGATGGTGGAAGAGGTCAGGGCTATAGATTGACTGAAGCTGGTTCTGCAAACGCAGACGCCGCAAAACGCTATGATCTAAACCAAGCTGATATTTTTGGAGTTGATCAAACTAGATTTACTAGAGACGAAAAAGGCAATATAACTGGTCGCAACGAATCGTACAACCCACAGGACTCTAGAAAGAACAGAGCGCAAACTGGAACGTACAATCCTCACGATGTATATAAAGAGGCAAGACCTGAAGAGCAGTGGAATGTCAATAGACACGGTGATTATGGTAATACAACCACGTCTTCTAGCTCTTCTAATAATAGAACTGAGTCGTCTACTATGTCTAGTCCTTCTGATTCTAGAGCAGAGTCTTCTACTATGTTTGGTAATGCTCCGCAGGAAAAGATCGAACTACCGGCAAAAAAGCAATCGCTAGATATTTCTCAGCCGAATGTTGAAATCATGAGGCAGGTTCCAACGGAGCGTACGTACGATGGTGGTCAACTTGATGAAGTAGATGTTGTATCTGGCTATAGTGAGCCTGATTTCTCTGAAAAATCAATACTTGGTTCAGAAGGATCTTCAAACGCATTTTTAAGCGGACTAGAGCAAGGTTCTACTTCTGGGTTGAGAAATGAATCTGCACCTATATCAACTTCTGGTAAATACCAGTCAAGAGGAAATATGGAGGCTATAGATCAAGAAGAAACTCCACTGCAGATGAAGTACAAGCATAATCCAAGAATGATGTACAAAGACTCTCCCGCTAAGATGTGGGGAGATGCTAAGACCGAAGCTGGCGACAAAGGCGTGTTTAACAAAGTAAAGTCTGAGACTGCTTCTAAACCAATCACTAAGTTCTCTAATGGTGGAGGATTTAAAATGAAAGGCTTTAATAAATAATGGCTAAGAAAACTAATCCTTGTTGGAAAGGATACGAACCTATTGGTATGAAGACTAAATCTGGTAAAAAAGTACCAAACTGCGTTCCAATTACTAAGAAAAAGAAATAGTATTACTAAATGGCTAGAATCAGTACCTACGTTAACGATACGACAGTATCAGGTCAAGACAAATTGCTTGGTAGTGATTCGACTGAAGCAACTAGAAACTTTCCTGTTTCTTCTTTAGCCGGTTACTTAGACAACAGTGGTAGTATAACAATATCTGATCAATTAAACTTAAGATTTATAACTGAGTCTGATGATATTGCTAACGCCACGTTTTTTAAAGATGGATTTGGCGGTGATGGTAGTAATATTAATTCTTTGCAGATCATATATGTCAGTAAAAGAGACGCCGCTGGTAATTCTTTGATAGAATATACGAAGAAGATATTCGGTTATAAAATAAACCTAATAGAAATAGGTAATAAAAATAACTTTGCTACTTTTTCTGTAAACTATATAATTAACGATGCTGTTTACACTAACTTTTTTAAAGTTTCTATTCAAGCAGTTAGTGGTAACGGTGTTTTATCTTCAGATAAATACTATTCATTTTCTATAGTATCTGGTGATGAAGCTAAAAATTATACTCACGTTCAAGGAACACCAGCTTCTGTTTGGGAAGTACAACATAGTTTAAATAAAAATCCATCAGTAACAATTGTTGATTCTTCAAATAATGTTGTCTACGGTCAAATAGAATATTTAGATTCTAACAATGTTCGTTTAACTTTCGCTAGTGCCTTTAGTGGCAAAGCATATCTTAATTAAAAAATTATGGCAATTCCATTTTTGTCCCCTATAGATCTTGGTGGACTAGAAATACTAAACGTAAAAGCTCAATTCATATCTTTCGGGTCTTTGCCTTCCGCGGCTAGCCACGAGGGTAGATTTGTATATGACTCAACAAACAAGGTACTTAGATACTCTAATGGCGTAGACTGGATTGACGTGTCTGGCGATATTAGAAGTGTTTCTGCTGGAGATGGTTTAACTGGTGGTGGAAATAGTGGAGACGTTACTCTTCACGTTGGAGCTGGTACTGGTATTACGGTAAACGCTAATGACGTACAGCTTGACATCACCAATACCCGTAACGTCGACCACACTGGTCTTAACGTAACCGCAGGTGATGGTTTGACTGGTGGTGGTGAATTAACAGCTGGTGTTACGCTTAATGTTGTAGCTACTACCAATGCTGGTATCGAGGTTGCTGCCGACGCTATTCGCTTTAAGAACTACGCTAATCTGACCCAGTACAACGTTATGATGTGGGGTCCAGGCGGACAACTAACGAATGCCCCGATTGTACGCACGGTAAACCAATCGAATGAGGAAATTATCACGATTCAAGGTAACCTTATCGTTACTGGTACGACCACGAGCGTAAACTCAAACGAGGTAAACATCGGCGACAGCATCATCAAGCTTAATTCTGATGCTACTGGCACCGCAACACAGAATGCTGGTTTTGAGGTTGAGCGTGGTGATGACACGAACGTATCATTTATCTGGGACGAGACTGCTGACCGATTCTCTACCGTTGACCAGAAGTTGCACATTGGTTCTGTTGATACTATTGTTCCAGGTAGTGATGATTTCTTTTATGTATATGACAACGCTATAGGAGAAACTGGTGAGATTAAGAAAGCCACATACAATTCTGTTGCTAACCTACTTGGTGCTCCTATACACTATTCGCTTGACGCGGCACAGGGTGCAGTAACTAAGGCTTCTAATACTTACACGGTAACTCACAACCTTGGTACTAAAGCTGTTAATGTTCAAGTTGTGGATTACTCAACGCAAGAGACTATTTATGTTGACGTTGCTAGACCAACTAACAATACCATAACAGTAACTTTTGCATCAACCGTCGTTGATAACGACTACTACGTTATCCTTATAGCTTCTAAGCGCACTGGAGATACGGTCGCCGGTTCTGAAAATGGCGACGCGCCTGACACGGCTAACGCCTAATAATTGACACGCTTGAGCAAACAATTGGGAGACTAAAATCTCCCTTTTGTTTTTCATGCTTTTATTTGCATTGTAATAGATTATTAGAAAATGAAGTTTTTATCTCAAGTAAACGTCAACACAGAATACACGCTACCAATAATAGATGGTACAAATGGCCAGGTGTTGACCACCGATGGCACTGGTGCGGTTTATTGGGGTAATGTTAGTGCTGGTGCAACTAATCTTGATGGGCTAACTGACGTTGAGATTACGTCACCGCAGGCTGGTCAGATACTTAACTATAGTGTACCATTGGGTGGCACCGTACCAGTATGGAGGAACATTACGTCTCCGTACGCCACAATAGCTTCACCAGCATTCACTGGGATTCCGACGGCCCCCACTGCGCCCACTTCAACTAACACCACGCAAATTGCAACTACTGCGTTCGTAAAGGCTCAGGGATATCTTACTAGCTACACTGAGACTGACCCAACGGTTCCTTCTCACGTTAAGTCTATCACAACTACGAATATCACCAACTGGAATGCAGCGTATGACGATTCAATCAGGGCGATTGCATTCAATACAACAAATGGTATTCTAACGCTAACACAGCAGGACACTGGCACGCTAACGGTTGACCTTGATGGTAGATACCTTACTTCTTTTACTGAGTCAGACCCAGTATTCGAAGCTAGTGCAGCATCAGGAATATCTAACGAGGATATTGCGCTCTGGAATGAAGCTTACGGATGGGGTAATCACGCTGATTACGGATACCTTACTTCGTTTACTGAGACCGACCCTACCGTTCCTGCTCACGTTAAGTCTATTACTACAACTGAAAAAAGTAACTGGAATACTGCATTTGGTTGGGGTAATCACGCATCTTATGGATACGCCACGGAGTCTTATGTAACTACAGCAATCGCAAATCTTGTAGACTCTGCTCCAGATGCTCTTGATACGCTAAACGAGTTGGCGGCAGCTCTCGGTCAAGACCCGAACTTCGCTACCACCGTAACGAATAGCATTGCCACTAAGATGCCTTATTACCACGGAGCTATTAGTGGTGACCCTGGTACAGCAGTAAACGGTGTAACAAGAATATACCCAACAGCAAATGGACCTTTTGGTTTAGGTCACTTTACTGTATTCACCGCACTGCAAGACAGTGTAAACTACGGATGGCAATTCACCGCTGTTGGCAATGAAGCATACTTTAGAAGTAGGGACACAACATATGGTTCTTGGAATAGACTTTGGTCTGGGTCTGACTTCACGTCAACTAATATTTCCAATTGGAACACAGCCTACAACGATAGAATCACCGCTGCTGCCGTAACAGGAACAAGCACTAAGACGCTTACGCTTACTCAGGGAGACGGTGGAACTGTTACCGCTACCTGGACTGATTATGACACGGATAACGATGCTCAGACGATTTCGTATAGTTCTGGCACTAATGAATTGTCTATATCGAACGGTAATAGCATCACCCTCGATGGACTAGCTACTGAGGATTACGTATTGAGTCAAGGGTTTACCACCTTCCAGCCTTGGAACTCTGGAACGGGAAGCATTAACTATACCGCTGGTAATGTCGGCATTGGTACTACTAGTCCTAATGAAAAACTGCATGTTAACGGAAGAAATATATTAGTTGGTGATCTTAAAATTGGTAGAGCTAACTCTGTTGATGATAGCGGTGGAGATGCGGTTCTTGCAATTGGTAAGCAAGCATTAAAT